CACCCCGCTTCAGGCAACGATGGCAGCCCCGGGAGGGGCGGGCCGGAGCGGCAGCGCTTTTCTAGGCTCCGGGAAATCTCCCGCCGCCCCAGGCCGCAACCGTTCTGATGGCTGACACCTTTTCCTTAGATAGCGGCAGCAGAGCGCTCGATTCGTGGTAGGGTCTGCCTATCGGAAGCGCCGGGCAAGGCCCGCCACCGATCACCCCATCGCCCGGCACTGGCCGGAGGAACCATGGCAACCAATCTCACCACTATTGCCGGCACCGCAGGCCGCATCTCCGGCACCACCGCCCGGGGCCTGCTCTGGCTCAACGAACAGATCGACTGGGCCGAGGTAGCCCAGATCGTGCTACGCGGACTGCAGGTTTTGATCGTGCTCACCCTGCTGGCAGGTCATTACTGCCGCCGAGCCTGGGATCACCTGCCTGCGCTCAGTGAGCAGCTGGGCCGCTGGTATGCCGGCCTGATGGCGCCCGCTGCTGTTGAGCTTGCCTCCGCGCCAGTGACGCAGATGCAGCTCCTGCTGGCGCCGATCACGGCCACAATGGCCGCGGCCCGAGAGGCACTGGAGCGGCTTGTGCGGCGCCTCTATCCCGTGCTGGCCTGATCACACCTCCAGCTCCGCCACCTCAGTGACCATGGCCTCGTAGGCCTCGCGAGCGGCGGCATTGATCCATCCCCTGGAGGGGGTCCACACCGGATCCCCTGATGGCCAGGGCCTGGCGCCGCCGTTTGCCGGGTTGTTGGCCTGGTTCGGCCGGGGTGTGGTGGCCGGCAGGGCGGTGCGCTCCATCAGCGGGAAGTCGCCCGGGCCGCGGGGCTCACCGGTGCCGCCGATCGGCCGCCAGGGCCTGCTGCTGGCCTGGTCGTACTTCTGCCGCGTCGCCGCGGCCAGGGCCTGCTGCTGCGCCTCCCATCGCTCGCCGCGGCCGCTGGCCAGCTCGTTCTGGATCACCAGGGCCTCGAGGGTGATCGGGGACAGGGCGCAACGGCAGTTCGGGTGCGCGGGGGTCTTCACGCTGCCGGCGTAGTAGAGGCATCCCATGCGGGGCGCACACCACTCACAGACCCGATCGTCGGCCGTGGCGACCCACCGCACAAAGCCGGCCCCAACACGGCGGAAAGTGCGCTCGCGGGCCTCGCCGGCGGCGATGTGGGTTTCGGTGCGTGCCACGGTCTCGGCCCGGTTGCGGAAGGCGTCGTTGATGTGGGGCAGGCGGGCCTTGAGGGTGCGGGCCAGCGTGCGGCTGTCCACGCCGGTGGCCAACTGGGTGGCGGTCTCGAACTGCACCGTGTCGCCCCAGTCACGCCACCAGCGGAAGAAGTAGTCCTTCGAGGCGCGCACCCGCTCATCGGTGGCAGTGTTGCGCTGGCGCCGGTAGTTGGCGCTGAGGCTCTGGAAGTCGCGCTCGGCCGCGGCGATGGTGGCGCCCATGTTGAGCAGCCTGGTGAAACTCTGGCCCTCCTGGTAGGGGCTGCCCGGGGCGGGCGCATCGGTGGGGGCCGGAGGGGCGGCGGGCGGCAGCTGGGGGTCCTGCAGGGCCGGGTGCCGGCCGGAGAGCACGGCGGCCGGGGGGAGCATGTCGCGCGAGAGCTCGAGGGCGTACTCGGTCCCCAGGTCCTGGGCCTTGTTGTAGAGCTCCGTGAGCTCACGGTTGAGGGCTGTGTTGGCGGCCCGGGCGGCCGGGAAGCGGTTGATGATCGCCTGCAGGTCCTGGGCGAGCTGGCCCTGTAGGTAGAGGCTGGCCTGGTTTTTCTGCAGGGGGGTGATGGGCACCGGGCCGCCGGGGGTGCTGCCGAGGAATGCGCCGGGGGTGGTGGCCGGGTCGTACTCGGGCTGCTCCGCGATCCGCTCCAGGCGATCGGTGATGCTTCGGATGGTGCGGCGCAGGGCCTCATCGAAGATCCCGCGCAGCTTGCGAAGCTGCCGATCCTCCAGGCCCCGCAACTGCTGGTCGAGCTCCTCGAGCAGCTCCAGGGACCGGTCAGCCATTCAGGGGAGAGAAGCGCGCCCGCAGGGCATCCAGGCGGGCCTCGAGGGCGGAATCCATCAGAGCCTTCACGCTGTTCTTCATGCTGACGAGCTTCTCGAACACCTTCCGATCACCGCCGGCATCCGGGTGGTGCTTCATGGCCAGCTTGCGGAAGGCCTTGTCCACGTCGGCTTTGGTGGCCTTTTTCGGATCTAGGCCGAAGGCCACCCAGGGGCGGAAGTTCTTCAGGATGTCCACCCCGTTGATCACGCTGCCGCCGTCCTTGAGACCGCGCTCATCCCTTGGGACCGAGACGAACCGGCGGTAGAGCTGGCGCCACTCCTCCTCGGCGTTCTTGCCCTTGAGGGTGCGGGGCTTGTCACCCACCACCGACTGCTGAAAGTTCTTGTTGGCCATCAGGGCGGCCGTGCTCTTCACGTTGAACGACTTGAAAACCGCCGATCGCATCTCCCTGATGGTCATGGGCTTGGCCGTGCTGGCGGGGCCCTTCCCTTGGCCCTCCGATGCCTTCTCACTTCCTCCCCTGCTGGAGGGGGCCTCCTTGGCCCTGGCGTCACCGCTGACAGCAGGGCCGCCTTCCTTGCCAGCCGCCAGGGCGAGGATCCGCGTCATCTTCTGCTGATTGGCGCCGCTGGGGGTCTTGCGGCAGACCTTGCCCATCGCAATGCAGCTGGCGCCGCAGCTGTAGCCCGTGCGGCACTGCCGCTTCACGGCATCGATGCGCTGCGTGGCCATCGCCTCACGGATCAGCCGCTGGATTCGCTGCTCACGGCTGTCGGTGCGGCGCTTCATGCTGCCGAAGGTGTTGGTGCCCACGGCCTTCATCAGCTCATCCAATGCGGGGGCCATCTTCGCGATCTGCTCCTTGTTGGGCCACAGGGGGCTCTCACCGCCCAGGCCGGAGAGGTAGGTGTTCTCCTGCCCCTTGGTCTTCAGCTTGTGCTGCACGTACCGCTCGAAGGTGCGGGCAAACACCTCACGGCCTGAGGTCCAATAGTTCCACTGGCCTTTGCTTTTCTGTGGGGTGATGCCGTATTCCCGCAGCCCTTCCCTGAGGGTCTGGGAATAGTCGGTGTCCTTGATGGCATTGCGGACCCCATCCATGGCTTTCCAGACAGGATCATCCTCTTGGCTGGCGTGGCCTCTGGTGCCATCCCAGAACCTGGGGCTGGTCTGCTCGCTCAGGTAGGTGTCGCCGGTCTTCGCGAAAAATTGGCCCCTCGGAGATCGCGCCCCGATGTAGTCATCGAGGGCGTGCCCCCATTCATGGGCCAGGGTGCCAACACCGTTCTTCCGGGTGATGTTGATCACCTTTGTCCCCGGCTCGTAGTGTGCCGCGGCCCGACCCTTACCTCTGGCTCCGAAGGCCAGGCCCAGCTGGCCGTCCAGCGAGATGGCCCGATCTGGGAGCCCCGTCACGTCCGCCAGGTCGACCAGGGCCTCGGCGGTCTTGCGCAGGTGGTGGGCCCTTTCTTCATCGGTGACGCTGTTGCCGAACTGCAGGCCCCGCATTCCCATTCGGTTGGCGAGCACCGTGGTGGACCCGGCCGGCGTGTCATCGACACCCAGGGCGCGGCCGCCAGTGCGGACCGCCCTCTTCACGTAGAGGTCGGCGGCGTTGATGGTCGGCCCGCCGCGCTGCACCCCGGTGACCTTGTCAATCGAGGCCCCTCCCAGGATCTCCTGTGTGGCGTTGCGCATCACATCCGCCAGCTCAGCGGTGCTCTTCCCGTCGTTGGCCTTTTTGAGGCGGACCCCCAGGGTGTTGATCTGCCCGGTAACTGACGTTTTGGAGTAGCTGCCTCTGCTGGCCTTGTTGGTGAGATCCACCAAGGAGTTGGCCAGGGGGTTGAACGGGTCAGCGGTGTTCTTGGTCCGATCACCCCTGATGGCGGCGATCCGGTCGACGGTGGCCCGGGAGATTTCCGCCAGCATGTCGCGGGGGTCGGCATCGTCCCGCCGCTTGTCGATGATGCCCTTCACCTCCTGCAGGTGGTTGTAGTAGAGCTCCCGCATCTCGGCCGGGGATTTCTTGCCCGGATAGCTGCCCCGTTCGTAGGCCGCAAACGCCTTGTCGGTGTAGGGCTGGGCCGGGAACGACTTCAGCGCCAAGTGGCCCGCCAGGCGGGTGAGGTAGTTGGCGTTGGTGAGGCCTTCCGTCAGGTCGAGCGGCTCGGCTTTGAGCAGCTTGTCTCGGGTGACCATGGCCGCGGCCGTGCCATCGGCTTCTGCTTCCGCCAGTGTTCGCCACTGGTTGGCCTTGTGCCGAGCGGAGCCCTTCAGGTCTTCCCCGACATTCCCCACAGTTGACGGCCTGGCGAACTCGTAGTCCGGATCCGCTGCCTTGGCGGCCCGATCGGCCTCACCCCGGGGGGTGCCGGCCGGCGCCATGGGGCGATCGCCGGCGCTTGGGCGTGGCTGGCGGGCCTGTGCGGCGGCCTTGGCCGCGGCCTCTGCCGCCTGTGCCGCTTGGGCCTTCTCTGCCGCGGCCTGCTGGCGTACCCCCCGCAGCTGGCCCGCTTTCTCCCCCCGGCGGGTGGCGATACCCTCGGCAAGCTCACCGGCCTCCTTGGCCTTCACCGGGGCAATGCCGCGCTGGCTGGAGGCGCCCCCGGCCGCCAGGGCCAGCAGGCGCTTGAGGCGTTCCTTCCCGATCGCCGACCCCGGGCTGGTGCGGCATTCCTTCCGCAGGGAGATGCAGGTGCTCCCGCAGCTGTAGCCCGTGCGGCACTGCCGTTTGAGGGCGTCAATTCGCTGCTGCAGGCTGTCAGCCAGGTTCATTTCTCTGCTCCATGCACTGAAACGTAGGCATCACATACAGCGCCCATCGCCACCAGGTCGACGCCATCGATTCGGCGGATGGTGGCATTGGCGCCGATGGCATCACGGATCCCCCGCTGGTGCTGGTGGCCTAGGGCCAGCAAGTAGGCGCCGGTGGAGGGCTCGAACACCTCCCAGGCGCCGCTCAAATCCGGCCCCACCGCCACGGGGTAGGGGAGGGTCTGGCCGTAGGGGCCCTGCAGGCGGCCGATGCCCGGGCCATCCATCCGCACGCTCACACCGAGGATCTGATGCACCTGGCCGGTGGCATCGTTGCGGGGCTCCTCATCCCGGCGGCGCTTGCGGCGGCCGCGGTGCTCGGTGATCTGCTCGGCCAGGGCCTGGGCCCGTTCTTCGCAATCGTCGCACCAGGGTTCGTCGTCCGCACGGACAGGCAACCTGCAATTCACTGTGCGGAGCCGGATCCTGTGATCCGTCTGCTCATCGTCGGCATCGGTGCGGGGCGGGGTCTCGGGCGGCGCGGCGCCCTCCAGGGCCGCCTCATCGCCGGCGGCCTGAGCCTCCCCGGGCGGGGCCGCGGCTGGATCGCCCTCGAGCGTGCCGCCAAACTCCACCGGGTCATCCTGCTCCGGCTGGGGAATGGAACCATCCGCCTCGCGGTTCAACAGGGTGGTGTCCAGGGAGAAGCGGGGCTTCCCGAACCTCGCGAGCGCCACCTCGTTGGGCTGCAGTACGCGGGCCTGGATGTATTGGCTGTCGGCCCCGGCCACCTTCTGGCGCAGCTCGGCCTGTTCGTCCTCGGTGGGGGTGTAGGTGGGCCGAAAGGTGATCTCCCAGTCGGCGGGCAGGGCCTTGCCCTTCCAGGGGCCATCAGAGCAGGCCATCACCAGCTCGTAGATGTGCTGGAGGGGTTCTTTGAGGTGCTGGGCCTGCCAGTCGGCCACCTCGTTTCCGAAGGCCGCCTGTTCGCTGCGGCCATCGGCGCCGAGGCCCGAAGGGCTCTCGCCCCATAGCAGGGTGTGGGGCAGGCCGCTGGCGCCGGTGATCTCGGATTTCAGGCTGGTGAGGATGTCGGCGATACCGGCGGCCGAGCGGTTGAGGTTGGTCAGCTCCTCGTTGTCGTTCAGCAGGTAGGCGCCGATGGTGGAGCGGGCCAGGGCATTGGCCTGCAGTCGCGCGCGCAGCTTGTCTTCGCCACCGGCGGCGAGCATGTTGGAGAGGCCCGGCAGCTTGTGCACCACCAGGTCGAAGTCGTGCAGGATGTCGGCGGCGCTCTGCTGGCCGGTCTCGTAGCGCTTGAACACGTCCCAGATCAGATCCACCACCGAGACGCCCCACCACTGCCGCTCCTGCTGCGAGCGCCAGGAGCAGGGCATGCCCTCGATGCGGATCACCCGGCTGCTGTGGATGTCGATCTGGGTGGCATCGGTGAGGCCGAGGCCGGCGCTGGTGACTTGCTTGGCACCGGCCTGCTCGTTCAGCTTCTGGAGGTCGCGATCGGCCTGGGTCCAGAACCAGTAGCGCTCCGGTTCCCCGATCCCTGACCAGCCGGCAGCGGGGTAGAGGCGCCAGCGATCGATCGGGTAGAGGCCATGGATGGTGCGCAGCCGCTTGAGATTCAGCGGCTGATCGATCGGCGTGCGGTCGTCGGCAATCACGATGATCGCGCCGCCGCCGTAGAGGCGGCTGTAGGTGGCGGCCTGGGCCAGGGCCTGGCGGAGGTGCAGCTTCTCGCTCCAGCCGACCACATCATCGAGCTGCTTTTTCATGCGGCTGGAGGTTTCATCCCCCACGCTCAAATCCCAGCCGCTGCGGGTGCCCTGCTGGGGGAGCTTTTCGACGATGCGGCGGATCAGCCAGCTCTGTTCGTAGAGGGCATCAATGGCCCTTTCTGTGAGGATGCGCGAGCGCTTGACGCCGATTGCCTCGTTGCGGTCCTTGGCGGTGCCCAGGCCGGTGAGCACATTGATGAGCGCACCATCAAGGCGATACCCGCCGCCGGGATCATTCGACTGCAGGAAACCGATCGCCACGGGCCGATGCGCACAGGGCCAGGGTAGGCCTTATCACACAGGGACAACCTTGGCTGGGGATGTTACAACCCATAGGCTGGTAGAACATCCGACCTATCCCGGTGAGCTCGCCGCTGGACGCGATGATGAAGGCCTACGGGCGGCTGCCGATCCCCACCAGGGAGGAGCAGGTGCTGCTGGGCCGGAAGATTCGCGCCTGGCTGGACTGGGAGCCATCGCTCGAGGAGCAACAGCAGGGCATCACCGAACCCCCGAAGCGGCTGCGGCGGGCTGGGGAGCGGGCGCGGGAGCAGTTGATCAGCAGAAACATGCTGCTGGTGGCGGACCAGGCCCGCTCATTTTCGGTGAGCTCCACGCCGGCGCTGGAGCTGCAGGATCTGATCCAGGAGGGTGCGATCGGGCTATGCAGGGCGGCGGAGCTGTTTGATCCGGCCCTGGGCTATGCCTTCTCCACCTATGCGGTGCTGTGGATCCGGCAAAGCATGACGCGGCTGGTACATGGCTCTGGAGCCATCCATATCCCCACGAAACGATCCCAGGCGATGCACGGGCTGCGGAAGTGGTGCGAGGCCTTCAGTGCGGAAGAGGGGAGGCCTCCCACCGATGCCGAGCAACTGGCAGCAGGCATCACCGGCGTGCAGCGGCCCGGTGATCTGGTAATCCTGCGCCAGGCGGCGGCCGTCTACCAGCTGCGCTCTCTCGATGTGGTGATGGGTGATGAGGATGGCGACACCTGGTTGAGCACCGTGGCGGCCCCTGCAGATGATCCGCAGCCAACCGCCAGCAACAGGGAGTTGGATCAGGTACTGCAGATGCTGCAGCCCTGGCCGGTGCTGCAGGAGGTGATGGAACGGCGGCTGGCAGGCCAGACATTCTGGGAGATCAGCCTGGCAATGGGAATGAGCGAGCGGGCGGCGATTCGCCGCGGACGACAGGCGCTGGCGATGGCGCAGCTGTTGGCGCGCAACAGCGCCATGGGGGATGAGCTGCAGGAGGAGGAGGTGGATTCTGATGAACCGCCAGCGGAAACTGCGCCGGCGCCGCCGCAGCATGTGGTGTACGTGCAGCCGTCCCTCCTGCCAGAGCCTGTACCCGCCTAGCACGTATGTTCCATTCCGGGGTAAAGTCGACCCGAAACCAGTCCATCACGATTTCATGCGGGCACAGGCGCAACACCCCGAAGTCACCTCGGAGAGGGAGAAGGCGCTGACGGAGATGCAGCAGCGCACCCTGAATGCAGTTCGGGCCTACATCGATGCCAACGGCATCAGCCCCACCCTGAAAGATCTGAAGGCAGCGCTGGGGCTCTCATCTCTTAGCCCGGTGCAGTTCCACCTGAGGAACCTGCAGGCTGCCGGGGCGATCGAGCAGCGCCGTGGTGTGCCCCGCTCGATTCGGGTGTTGTGGCCCCGCCCTGAGGTGGCCTGATGGGCTGGGAGCCGTTGCCAGGGGTGCCGGCTGAACCTGGGCCCATTGCGCTCACAGACGCCCAGGCTTTCGAGGTGGAGCGGTTTTCCCGGGCCATTGATGCCACCTCTGACCTGGAAGCTCTGCCGGGCCTGTGCAAGCAGCTGTTGCAGGCCTGGATGACACAGAAGTCTGTGACCTGCTGGGTCATGCGTCAAAACCTGTCAGAGCCTGCTCTAAACCACCGGATTTTGGAGGATTTCTGATGGGCTGGGGGCAATGGCGAGTGCCGGAGCTGAGCGAAGAAGATCGCTTTGCCTTGCGCGTGCTGGAGCTACAGCTTCTCGAAACAGTGGAGCGCCATCCCAGAACGTTGGTTCGGATGTGCGTGGTGCTGTCTGAGCAGTGCCGGGTCAGGGACAACATCATCAACAAGGCCAGCAAGCTGATTGCCGAGCTAGAAGCGAGCCAGGCCATTGCAGAGCCGCCGGCACCTCAGCGGCCTCAGCGGCGCCGGCGGCGCTGGCTGTGGCGCGGAGTTGAGTTCGTGCGGGCGGTGGTGCTGGGCCAATGATCGACCCTTCACACCTCGCCCAGCTGCAGGGCTGAACCGCAACGGTTCAGACCATGTGGATCCAATCGGCGATCATCGGCCGCACCCTGGCGCCGGCTTCACAGGCCGCGGCCAGGCTCATCACGGCGTCGTCGAGGCAGCCGGCTGCAGCCTCGCGCGTACCATCCGGCCCCTGGCGGAACACGCGCATCTGCTCCCCGTAGATGCTGTCGGGCGGGATGCCCAGTTCGCCCTGCTCGAGCAGCAGCAGCACCCGGTCGGTCATGGCGATCTTGCTGGGCCTGGATGTGGCGAACTCCTCAATGGGCACCCCGGGCCGCAGGCAGGCCAGGGACTCGCCCACAGCGGCGCCGACGCCGTTCTTCTCGATCATCACCATCTCGGGGTTGTACTGATCCATCAGGCGGGCGGTGCGCTGCAGGCCGTAGTCGCGGCTGCGGCGCGCGTCGTTGAAGTAGGCCACCACCTGCCAGGGGTTGGTGGTGACATCGAGCACGGTGGTGACCCATTCGTCATCGCCGGAGCCGTTCGGGTCGATCCCGATCACGTAGTTGTGGCCCCTGGTGGGCAGATCCAGCCCGCCGATGGCCTCGCTGGCCTCGATCAGATCGTGGGGGTAGACCTCGGCATCGGTGGCGGCGAAATCGAGCTCGAACTCCTGCCGGTAGCGCTGCTCGGTGAGCTGGAATTTGCGCCGGGTGTTCTCCGCGTAGTTCGGATCCTGGCTGTAGATCGGGTGCTGGCTCCAGTGGATGGCCACCTTCGCGAAGCCACCGCAGGGGCTGCAGCGAAGGATCGGGATCCCGTTGACCGTGACCTCGCCGATCTGCTGCTCGCCGTGGTCCGTGCTCCAGTGCTCGTGGAAACGGCCACTGCGGCCGTTGGGGGTGCTCACCCACACGGCGCGGGCGCGGGGGCCCAGCAGGCTGAGGGTGGGCATGGCGCCGGTTTCAATGCCGCCCAGCTTTTCGATGAACGCACCCTCATCGAACAGCACGAAACTGGCCGATGGGATGCCCCGGGCGGCCCGCTCGGTGGGGGGCAGGAAATGGAGGCTGCCGCGGCCTTGGAAGACCAGTTTGCGAGCGGAATCCTTCGGGAGGGGTGGGCAGTAGGCACCCAGGCTGGCGGCCTGGCCCTTGATCCGGGCCGCCAATTCAGAGGCGTCCTCTCCAGTCTTGGAGAAGATGATTCCCACCCAGGCCGGCCGCTGGATGGCCTGCTGCAGCATGTAGGAGATGACGGTCTCTGAAACGCCGGTCTGGCGAGACTTGAGCACGTAGGTGTTCTGGAATGCGCGGATGGTGCGCACCAGCGACAGCTGGTAGTCCCAGGCCTGGAAGGGCAGGTATTTGCCCTGGGAGGCGATGTAGGTGCGTGCGGCAAAGTCGGGCCAGCGCTTGGGGAGCTGATCCCACAGCTGCACCGCCTGCTCCTGGGAGAACAGGCCGCGGCGGGGCAGGTACTGCAGCACCGGCCGCACAACCTTCTTGCGGGGCAGGTGGGGGCCTGTGGAGCCCTTGCTGCGGGGCCAGGCATAGCAGGGTGTCTGGGTGCGGAGCTGGGCCTCGTATTCAGCCCAGGCCTCGTCATCCCAGGCCATCAGAAATCACCTTCTCGATCCAGCGCTTCCTGCTCCTCCGGGGTGAGGGGTGCGGCACCAGAACCACCATCGCCGAGCTCCTGCTGGGCGCGCTCGAACTTGTCGATGCTGAGGATGAATTTGTTGATCTCGGCCAGGGTGCCAAGGGCGGTTTGCAGTTGCCGGGCCTGCAGGGATCTGCGCAGCAGCGATTCCATTCGGCTCACCTGAATGGCGCCCATCCGCAGGCGGTCGTAGAGGCTGGTGCTCTGGATGCAGAGCTCGTAGGCATCGGCCACCAGGCGGGCAGCTACGGCAGGGCTGACCTTGAAGCCCTTGGTCGCCACGGTCATCAGATCGTGAGCCCCGTAGCCCTCCTTCACAGCCAGGCCCAGCAGGGCATGCACCCGGTAGTTGCGTTCAGCGGCCTTAGAGATGCTGCGGTCCTTGGTTTTCGGCTTGGCCTTGGGTTTCCGGGGCTTGGGATTGGCGCCGGCCTTTTCGCTGCTCACGCCGGTGTGCCTCCTGCTCAAAACGTAGGCGCCTCATGCTCAACAACTCCCGCAGAGATGTGATTCGCTTCGCAGCGGCGAGCGTGCTCCTTCAGCCAGCTCCTCACCGCCCAGGTGCTGCGATTCAGCATCAGGCCGATGGTGGCCATGTCGCGGCCCTCGGCGCGCAGACGCAGGGCCCGGGCGCCCTCTTCCGCCGTCCATCGCCTCAGGGCCACAGGCACTCGATGCCGCCGGGCACGGATCGTCACGCCAGCCTCCACCAGCAACTTTCGGATTCGCTGCGGCGACACCCCGTAGCAGGTTGCGATCGACTTGATGCTCGCATCGGCCAGGTAGCGGTTCACCACCATCTGCACCGGCAGGGGCACTGCAGGCGGCACCAGGCCATCTCCACCGGCCTGGAGGTTGTTCACCAACGCACGCCGTTGCCTCACCCAGCCGCCGTTGATCCGCGCATCAGCCAGCAGCTGGTAGACGGCCTGATGAGAGCAACCCACGGCCGCGGCGATCGCCTTCACGGGCACGCCTTGCCGGTGCAGGTCCAACATCCGGCAATGGTGGTAACGGGTGAGCGGCCGGCCTTTGGCCATCACCGTCAACGGCCCCGCTGGGCCAGCAAGGCCTCCACTGCCCGAGTGATGCGGGCCTCGGTGGTCTCCTCCTCCGGCAGGGCCGCGGCCAGCCGGCCCATCAGGGCCTGGAAATCGGTGAGGGCCTGCTGGTCGGGGAAGGTGAGCTGCACCGTCAGCCCGCCGGGGCCTGGATCGGTCGGGTCGGGTTCCGGAGGTGGCGGTGGCTCGTCAATCCCCTCCACCTGCTGCCGCCATTCCTCATCCGTGAACCAAGGGCTCATGTCGAGATCGGCGTGCTCCTCCAGCAGGTTCGCCAGGGCAGCGCCATCGAACTCGCTCAGGTCGCTGGCGCGGTTGTCGGCAACGCCATACTCCGCCTTCTGGGAGGGGGAGAGGTCGGTGCGCTGCACCGCCACCAGCGTGCGGCCATCGGCGGGCACCACCAGCACCTTTTCGATACCGATGGCGGCGGCGGCCTCGGCGGTGCCGTTGCCGGCGAGGATCCTGCCAGCCTCATCGATCACCAGACTCCGTGCGGCGCCAAACTCCTGGAGCGAGCGCTCGATCATTGCCGTGCTGCGCTGCGTGCGGCGTCGAGCGTTCTTGGGATCCTGGGTCAGGGCCTCCAGCGTGGTCTCGGTCGGCATGGTCACCGGGACCATGGCGAGGCGGCGGCGGGCCGGCATGGTTGGCAAAATATGGTTGGTTGTCAACGTAACCGGATGAGAACGTAGTTGTCACGGCATGAACCGCTGAATAGGGATGTCTTTCCATTCCGGCGAGTCTGTGCGCAAGATGTCTGCTGACAGGCTGAAAATCCTGCTACAGACAGGGTTTCGCTGGTCGGAAGCGGCAGAAATCAGTGGGGTGTCGCTTTGGGTGCTCCGGACCTGGTGGCAGCGAACAGGCATACATCTCTGCGATCCGATCGAGCGGGCCCAGGCAGAGCGATTGATACAAGCGAACTACCGGCAATGCTCACCTCGGCTGTTTGACGGTTTGGTGGTCTGCAGCAAATGCCGCGGCCTGCTGAAGCCGCCGGATCAGAGGGATGTCTGTGGCCGCCCGCACCGCTGGGCCTGCACTCGCTGCCGCACCGCTGGCCGCCGGGAGTGGGTATCAGCCGCGGCCATCAAACGGGCTGTGTTCGAGGCTCTGCAGCGGCGGCTGCCGGAGATGGCGCGGCTGTGTGAGCACCGCACGGGGTTTCAACGGGAGCGCGAGCAGCGGTGGCTGGAGCAGCTGGAGCAGTTCCAGGCGATGGCCCAGCAGTTGCATGAGGCTGGCTTACCGCGCCTGGCAATTTTGGCGCGGGCGGCCCAGGTGCAGCTGGCGGAGGATGAGCTGGGAGATCCGCCCTACCTCGATCGACACAACTGGGGCGAGACGTTCAGCAGCTGGGGGGCGTGGGAAGGTGCCAGTTCACACCAGTGGCGGATGGTGACCGCCTTCTTCTGCCGGAAGGTCGTCTGGGATGGCGAGCGGCTGCAGGTCGTCCTTTTCGGCCGGCGGTTTGTCGATCCACTGCTGATGAATGGCAACGAGGACCTCGTTGATCAGCCCCTCTGGCGGCCGCCCGTTCATCCGTTGGCGTTCAGCCATCCTGCTCATCGGGTGGGTTGACGACGCAGGCAGGACAGTTTGGCAAACCTCAGCTGGGGACGAGGGGGTGAGTATGGAGGGCCTACTTCATCAACGATCAGGAAAGTCGCAGCCGGCTGTGGTTCAGCGAAAGAGGCAATCTTTGCCAGCTCCTGTTTAAGTAATCCCATGGTGCGCACCCCCGCTCCGCGGCGGCAAGCAATGAACAATGCTCGGCGGCAAAGTTCACTTGTGATCATCGCTTGAGTTTCGGATTTCATTCACGGTGGGGGATAGGGGTGTGGTTGGGGTGGTCATGGTTGAACTCCGTGGGGATATAGTTGATGGACTATTTCGTAAAGGAAATAACAAATCCAAAACACAGTGAAGGCGTCTCGTTTCATCACCCCACCTCCGCACCGGGCACCGGCAGCTCGATGCAGCGCCCGCAAGCATCCCCGCCCGGAGTGGGGAACACGTCGCCCCGGCTGCCCCATCTCCAGCCGCGCTCTACTCGCGTCCACCATCCGCCAGTGCATGCGTGGGCCTTGGTGCCGAGCGGGTAGTCACGCCACGGGCGATCGACAGTTAGGAGACTCACGACCCCACCTCCGCACCGGGCACCGGCAGGGCGTGGGCGGAGTGGGTGGGTCACGACCGCCCCTCCGCTCGCAGCTCGGCGGCGAGAGCGTTGTGGTGGCCGCAGCCTCCAGTGCATGAGACGCTCGGCGTGAATCCCGTGGGCCAGCCGGTGGATGGCTGCACTCGATTGGCGGGATGTCCACACCACCCGCCATAGCGGCTACCGCAACTGGATCGAATCAGGTAATCGCAAACAGGGAATCCGCAGGTCGGAACCGTGTTTGGATTGAGGCCATCGCTGACCATGGGCGCGGCGGGGGATAGGGGCGGGGTTGGGGTGGTCATAGTATGTCGCTGTAATAATCGGCCCATCGCTCATCCCAGTATTCATCATTTCGCTCTTTACAGGCAGGGCAAAGAGTGACGATGTTTTCGGCGGGATTCTCGTATTGGGTGCGTTGGTGATAGGTCAAGGCTCCAAATCTGCCGCAATAATCGCAGCGGCTAATCAGACATCGGAACCACTTTGCAAGACGATTCATCACCCCACCTCCGCGCCGGGCACCGGCAGGGCGTCACCAGACCAGCTCACCACGGCATCAATCAACCGGCCGGCCAGCTGGATGTTTCCGACTGTCAGGCCACCAGATGAGCGAGCAACACACAGGATGCGCTCGAACATTCCGCGCAGTTCCGGCAACCGCTCCGTCATGGGCACGGGCGACGACTGGGCGTTGATGGCGGCAGGGTGAGCCAGGATCGCCTCAGCTAGTGCAGCAGCGCCTAGCCGGCGGTGTGTGCCGTCCACCTCGCGGATGATGGCGGCCAATGTGTCCGCGCTCATGGGTGCGGGCACGGGCGCCGGCTGGGGGGTGGCGGAAAGGTCAATAACGGCCTGGGCTATGGCAGAAAAACGGTCGTAGTTGGTTTTACAGAAGTTGAATTGCCACAAGCAACGCAGCTTTTCTTCACTCGGCCTCACTGCCTCGGTTCGGGGCTGGGGGGTGGCGCACCTTTGCTGGATGGCGCGGGCAAAGGCAATCAGCTGGTGATCCCATGCCTCCCAGCAGCCCTCCTTTACGACGGTGCCATCTGGATAGGATCGCTCCCCCTCGAATCGGTCCAAGTCGCAATCATCGGCTAGGTCTAACACCTCCTCATCACTCAGCCCCGCCACCTCCGGCTCAGGCTGATCGGCGCGGTAATCAGTCATCGTGATCTCCGAAGATAAACCGCCACTATTATCAGAATGGCGATGAGTGTGATAACGCTGTCGCTGTCGATGTTGACCATCATGGCCGCATCCCCTCCCTGAGCACCTGCCCCAGCTCACCGGCGACGCTGCGGGCGACGGCGGTGCAGGTCTGGCACGGCTCAGGGCACCGGCCCGGCAGGGGGCAGGCGGCCAGGGATAACCGGGTGGAGGGTGTTGGTGGGCGCTGGGCCTGATCGCTGGTGGCGGGCGCGGTGGCAATGCGGGCCATGGCCTGCTGGGTGGGGGTCGTGAGGGTGATCATCGGGGGGTGGGGTTGTGGATGCGGTCGCTGGGGAGGAGGTCAGGCCACCTCCCGGTCACGAGGGTCCACCCAACCCAGGCCGATCAGGCGAAACAGCTCTGGCTCGGTGCGCACTGGCACCACCGACCCATCGGCGCGGCGCAGCAGGCCGCCTTCGGAGTGGTAGCCAGCCCGCACCCAGGCCCGGGCCAGCACCTGGTGGCACCAGTCAGCTGAGCCGGTGCGGATCGCCCGCTGCAGGCCGTAGCCGTCGGGATGGACCATGAACAGATCAAGCCGGACCCCCTCGGGGAGGATCCGCTGCGTGTATTTGCAGGGCAGCTCCCCACGCACCTTCTCCCACTGGTTCACCACCGTGGCAATGCCGCTGCAGAACAGCGGTGAGGCGTCGTAGGGCTTGGGGACACACACGATCTCGATGTCGCCGATCGTGGGCCGCTGCCGGCGGATGCTGCCGGCGAGACTGATCACCTCGCAGTGCGGGTCGAGCTGCTCCATCACACCTACGGCGATGGCCTCGGCTTGGGCCAGGGGGATGCGGTCGGTGGTGGTGCTCATAAGAACATCCCGGTGTTGCGCTGCTTCTGCTTCTTCTGCAACTCGAGGATCAGGTCAGGCCGCTGCTGAATCCCCCGCAGCCATTCCAGGCTGACCAACACCATTTCGGGCGCGGCTTCTTCGCCTTGGCGGTCGTGCTCAATCGCCTTGTTCGGATCGGCCGTGCGCCAATCCGGCCATGTGCGGCTCTCGTTGGTGCGCTGCTTGGCCAGCAGGGCGGCGATCACCTGTTCTGGTGTGGCACCGCTGCGCAGAGCCCCGTCGAATCCAAGAATGATCACGTCGATCCACTCGGGCAGGGTTGGCTGCCCCTGGTCGGCCGCGGCCTCGACCTCCTGCAGCTCCTTGCGTAGGTGATTGCAGACGCCACGGGTCCGGTCACCAGGGCCGAACGTGAGCTGGCTGAAGGCGGCCTGTCCGTGGAGGTGCGCCAACAGGTCGAAGCTGCTCATAGCCCCCGGTCCGCGAGAAAGCGGCGGGCCGGCTGGCCCAGGTGGCCGCCACCGGCAGCGTGCAGCCTCAGCTGCTTGGCCAGCACCCCCGGGCGCTCGCGCCGCAGGAATGCCATCCAGAAGGGATTGATGAACCGTGGCGCCTGAAACAGGGCCTGGATGGTCTCCTCCTGGCTGGCCGTGGCCCAGTCGTCCGGGCGATCCTGCAGATGGCTCACGCTTCACCTCCCAGCTGGTCGCACAGGGGGCACGGGAAGCCCATCAGCCGGACAACCGTGGCCATCTCGCGCCAGTAACGGCGCCAGGCGGTCGCTGCGGCATGTTTCAGGGCATGGCCGGCCTGGTGGCCAGCAGGGAGGGCCTCCAGCTGGTGCCGGAGCTCCTGGACCTGGGCACCAGCAAGGTGCGCTCGATCAGTGGCCAGGCGGGCCAACTCGGAAAACAGGGGCGAGTAGGTCATGTAAGCGTTCATAAGGATTTCTCCCACTGAAAAGATCGGGACATGAAGCGGTAGAGATCGAGCGCATCTACCCAGCTGCCAACGGCAACATCGACATCGATGAGCTCCACGGCGGTGTGGCCGGGGCTGCAGAAGAGCACGAACGCACGCTGCGGCCACCAGCTGTGGGTGTCGATCAGCAGCGCCAGGGCTGCTCCCAGCTCAGCCGCCACACGCTGGGGGTTGAGCTGATCCGGTGAGCCGGCCTGCACCATGCCAATGCCAATGTCGCTGCCATCTCTGAACCGCACCAGCAGGTCGGCAGATGTGGCCACGGGCAGGCGCCAATGCCGCAGGGGCAATGGCGCAGCAAGCACCTCGAGGCGCTGCCAAAAGGGATGGGCGATCAATGGCTCGATCGTGGGCAGAGCCGAAGTGAACGGAGCCACGCTGGGCGCCCAGGGGCCCCTGGTGGCCGCGGCCGGGTTGTGGAGGCTGTTGGCGTAGATGGTGCAGGCCCGCACCACCACGGGATCCTGCGCAGAGATGGTGTGCCTCTGGTCGTGGGGATAGATGCGATCAAGGATCTGGTGAGCCGAGAGAAGCTCTTCCCCGTTCGGGCTTACGAAGCCGCCATCCGGGAGGGGGAGCAGAGCCTGGCCTTCGGGAGTGGAGAACCAGGTGAGCGGTTCGGGGAGGGAGAGGGAGGTCACCATGACTTTCCCCGCAGATGGGGCGGCATGGCGGTGATCGAGCAGCCGAATTTCTGCCAGCGCATCTCCCAGCCGCAGGGGAGTGGGATGCGCCAGCTCAGGCCGCCGCTGCGCACATCATTGGTCCTACAGAAGATCAGCATGATCACCAGTGCTCTGTGGGCTCAACAGGGCCCACGGGTTCGGGCAGTGCCAGCCAGGACGGGGCAACGGCGACTGGTGGTAGCGGTGCACTGCTGGCCTGGGCCTCTGTTTCCTTGGGATTGAGCAGGACCACGGGTGCCGCGGCCGCTGCAAGGGCAAGCAGATGCTCGGCTTCTTCGGGTGGCAGCTCCACCACAAATGCCGCAGTCGTGCGCCATAGCCGGCGGTTCGTGTCCCTGAAATGGCCAACGGCAAGATCGTCAGCCACATGGAACCGGTGCTCACCGGCGTAGAAGTAGCGGCCCAGGTATCTCTCCACTGGCACCACGTAGCTCTGCGTGGCACCGCGATCAGTGATCAGGACCATGGCGCCGAGGGGCGGATGCTCGCGTTTCAGGGCAACGGCCATCAGATCTTCTCCGCACCCATGGAAGGCAACAGGTTGCCCATGGCCTCTCGGGATGCCTGCAGCTGGCGGGCCTGTTCTGCGGTGGCCTGCACCGCCGCGTAGGCGAGCTGTCGACGGTTGCGGTGAATGGCGGCAATCACCTCCTGGGGCAGCTCGATGCCGATCAGGCGAGGGCCCATGGCGGATTCGACCCTGAGAGGGCCGGATGAATCTCGAAAGCCACCGCCACGGCCGGTTCCGGAGTAGGCCGCGTGGCAGCAGCAGATCACGGCCGGATCAGAGCCTGCCATCCACTCACCGGTGGGCAACACGTCGTAGTCGCTCAGGTGGTCGTTGATGGCCCGGTCGTAGTTGCCCACGATGCCGGTGTCGAAACAGGCGAAGCAGGTGTAGCTCGGCAACACAAAAGCCGGGCCAGCGGGTGGGCGCCGCTTGTGGGGGGCAAGGTCGAAAACGGCGGCCGGTGATGGCGTGATGGAAGAGATCATTGGCCGGTGACGTGACGGTGGTAGGCGAACGGGTCGGGGGCGTTGGTTTCGGGATCGATGGGAGCAACGAAGGTGGCCGCGGCCACGGCAGCAACGGGCTGGTTTTGGGGCAGGTAGGCCACAAACCGCCGCTCTTTCAGCCAGCGGGCCAGATCGGGAAAACAGGGAGCAAAACCAGTGGTGGCAAGCTGCTGGTCTTGGGCTCGAAGCTCAGCAGCGTGCGCAACCACCAGGTGGTCGATGGTGTGGCCCTCGGCGAGGACAACAGCAAGCTCACGCTGGGCAGCGGGGAGAGACTGGCAGGTGGCGCGGCGGGGGCTGCACAGGTAGGCGGCGCTGAGCTGCTCGAACGCGGCAGAGGCTGCAGGGCCGGCGCGGAGCTGCTCACAACGGCGGCGGTAGCCGGTGTGGAGCGATTTGCAGCCGCTGGCCGCGGCGTGCTCGAGGAAAGGCTGCAGCACCCCCAGGGCATGGGCATGGAGGATGGCAGATCGATCGCCGGCACTGAGCTCTTTGGGCGCGGCTGGGTGCTTCTCGCGCCGGCGGTGCCACCACTCCACCAGCAGCTGGCGGTGGGGCTTGGCGCAATCAGGCAGGGCGCTGTCCTGAGCAGCGACTGAGGCGATGGCTGAGGGCTGATCGTCGGCAGGGGAACAGCGGTCACTGCAAGCCAGGTCGGCATGTCGCTGGGGAGCGGCGTTCTGGTTTGAGGTTACCACGATCTGGCGATCTGTCACAAGCGCGTCAGCGGTTGTGACCTGGGGTGCGGAAGCGGAGTCGGTTACGACTCGTTGGGACATATTTATCTTTGAAGAAGTAGTTAACCCTTCTAAGATTTCTTCTTCTGTGTTTAAGGGTTTATTGATTGGGTCCCCCTGGGGGGGAGTCCCCCCTGGGGGGAGTGGTGCCCCTGAAGGGGACTCCCCCTGGGGGGGAGGGGTGGTGCCCCTGGGGGGCCTCCCCCCTGGGGGGAGGGGTGCTGTCGTCTTCCGTTCTGCTGCAACGGATTTCGGCCGTTGCCTTTTACGCTTGGTCTCCATCCGCACCCGGTAGACATTGGTGCCACGAGGACCGGTGCCCGCCAGGACGATCCATCCCTCTGCCAAAAGGGTGGAAACCGCTGCGCGAATGTCGCGTTCTTTCATCCCACACTCCAACGCAAGGCGCGGCACAGACGGGAATGCGTTATCACCCTGTCCAGCGTAAAACCAGAGCCAGGCATATACAAAGATCAGCCTTCTGCGTCCTATTTCTGCACAGCTGCTCAGTAATTCCAGCGGTATCTGAGCGAAACGAGGGCGGTATAGTTCAGCATTGGAAAGATCGCGTGGCATGGCAAGATCTGGTGTGGTTGAGTCCACTCCCCTATGCCTGCAAAGTGCGGTTGATGCCGTAGAATGACCGCGGTGCGGCCATCAGATTCGCTGGGGAGCTTGACTGGTGGCCGCAGCCCGAGAGGGCAACATGGGCTCCGCCGATTTGGCGGAGCCTTTGTTGCGTTCGGGGAACCGGCCACTGAGCTTCAACCATAGCCGGTTCGGGATGTCGCCACCTGGGGCCGTTACCAATCTGCCGCCGCCCGTGACCTGGGCCAGCGACAGAGCACCTGTACGGCTGTCTCATTCTGGGCAAGGTTAGGAGTGGTGAGAGCTGCTAAAACGTGTTCGAGTTTGAAAATGCTCGTTTCCCGTCGCTAAGACGTGTGTTCGAGACCAGACCGGCTCGTTCTCTGTCTCCGCCTCCTCGGATCGCCATGGCCAAGAAGCAAAGCCAGAGCAACCTCCCGGTGGAGTCTCAGTTGCTGACGGGATCCGAGCAGCTGGGTTGGCTCACGGCAGAGGTCGATGGTCGTGAGCGGTTGCGCCAGCTGCTTCAGCAGTGGCAGAAGCGCAACGGCTGGAGCCTCGCGGTAATGTCCCGCCTGGCGGAGCTGTCGCTGCTGGCGAACGCGAAGGTGCCGGTGCCCGATTGGATTGCCGGCATGCCGCTTCAACCCGGTGATCTGGTGAACCATCGGGGCCACTCCTGGGAGGCCGTTGGCAACCCGTTGACCGAGCCGGCCGAAGGCGCTGCGGGCTGGATTGATCGAGGCCTCACCAGCCGGTTGCATGCTTCCGGCCTTAACCTCTTCTTCCGCAATCAGAAATCTTCGATCACGGTCTCTTTTCTGCTGGAGATGGGCCGGCTGAACGAGTGGATTGCCCGGGTGCAGGCCGGCAAAGCACAGCCGCCAGCTGAACAGCGCTTGTCTGAGCTGGTGATGGGGTCCACGGTGATCCGCGACAGCGAAGGCCCCCTGGGCCCTGAAGAGTTTCTCTCGATCGCTGGTAGTCGCCTCGAGCCGCCGCCATGGCCCGATCAACCAGCGGCCCCTGCCGATGTCGCCACTGTGCCGGCCCGCCAGCTGAGGGCCGCGGCCGCGGCCGCCGGGCTGGACATCATCGACGACTGGGCCACCATTGCGGAGCTCTACCCCAGCGACGACCCAGAGCGGCTGAAGCGGCTGCAGAAGGTCCTCCAGGGCCTGGCTCAATGGGACGCCAAGCAGGAGGAGAATGAGCGAGTTGCAGCCCATGTGCTCCTCCAACGGCTCCAGCACACAGTCGACATGCGCGCGAAACAGGCTGCAGACCAGCAGGATGCAGACGAACCGGCCGCGGCATCCGTGGTGATCCCAGCGGTGGTGCAGTAGATCAGCGGCGGCGCCAGCTGAACTGACGTTCGGACCACACAGGCTGGCACTGGAGTTCCTTGGTGGAGCAATTCGCCTGGGCAGGGGACAGCATGATCAGTCGCAGGCTGATGCAGCCGTGGATCTGGAGAAGCTGCTGGCGGTTCTGCCAAAGCAGATCCGCTGCTGCAGCGTGAAGAACTGTGACACGTAGTTCGCTTCCAAGTCTGGCCAGGGTCACCAGTGGCGGTGCGTCTGGAACTGGAACTGGGCCGTGGTCATTACCAGATCGGTTCATCACGAGTAGGACATAGGTGCTAGGTTTCGCTCGTGCTTGGCCGAGCGTAGCCAGGCAGCTCCCCACCTCAACCAGAGCAACGCACCTGATGGACGCTCTCCCGCCTTCTGGCCCGCCAGCGGAGCCGGCGCAGGAAACGCCTGCACCGGCTGATCCGCTCACCCAGACGGTTCTTGACATTGCCGATCGTCTTGCCGCGCTGGAAGAACACACGGCCGTCAAGCACGAGGCGGTGCGCGAGGCCTTTGCTGGTCTCCGTGCTGAGCTGCGCAAAGGTCTGGACTCTCAAGGCAAGATTACGGATGACCCGGGCCGCCGGCTGGTGGGGTTTCTGGGCTATCAGCCCAGCACCCAGCAGCAGGTTGAGCTGTTCACCGCCTACGCGGCCTGGCATGCCACCAATCCCAAGCTGGTAGAGAACCGCCAGGCCGAGTACACAACAAAGAAAGGCCAGTTGGTGTCCTACGGCTATGCCGATCTGGCTGGCGTGATCGCCACGGCTCAGACCGCTGCGCCATTTGGTCTCTCTGCTTTCACCAGGCAGGAGTTTGACGACAACGGCCATCCCATCGTGACCGGCTACCTGGTGCACACCAGCGGTGGGGCAACCAGCACGGGCCCAGTTCCACTGTTCACGGCCGATAGCGACCGCCCGGGTCAGGCACATGCCAGTGGCCTCACAACCTGCCGGCGCCTAGCGCTGCAGATGGCCATCGGCCTGGCCGCTGAGCGCGAAGACGATTTCAACTTGAGCAATGAAACCTCAGCTGCCACCCGGGCAGCACCACGGTCAGCAGCACCGGCTCGCACCGTTGGCGAGCGACCGATTGCAAACCCACCGCGCCGTGTTGCAGACCCAGAACGAGATCAGCGCAACACAGCTGCCACCACTCGGCCAGCGCCCGTCACGCGCCAGGGGCCCCCACCCGGCTGGCTGAGCAAGGAAGAGCGCGACGCGCTTGAGCAGGAGCTCATGGATCCCGCCATCACCCCGCAGCGATTTGCTGAGATCGAGGAGAAGCTGCTCGCCGCCAAACAGTCGGTCAGCACCTCCGGAGGTGCTGGGCAATGAACCACTACGGCCGCAGGGTGTCAGCACGCAGCCCATAGGGTTCTGTGCTGATGCTGCAGCACATGAGACGTGTGTGATGGCCTCCCAGGAGATGCCGGCCACTGAGCGGACGACTCGGTGGGGTCAAACCCAGCCTCTCCCCAGACACGGGCCCCGCCGCGGGATGTGGGTTCGCTCCAGGTCATGGGCCATCAGGCCCACATCAAGGTCATCAGCAGCATATTGCCCAGCAATCAATTCCCACTTCATTATTCCTGATTGATCATGGCTGATTTTGAAGCTCATTCTTTCGATGCTCCCGCGAGTATTCGCACTGAAGCCGACGCAGTGCACCAGCAGACTCTGCTTGGTGTAGAGCCGGTATGTCTTGAACCTGGCAAGATCTACGCGATCCGCACTTCTGAAGGATTCAAGACGATTGATCTCACCACTGAGTCAATTCTTCAGGCTGCCGGGCAGCTGCGGTCTCGCCCTCTATCGCGTTATGCCTTCCACAAAATTGAAAGCTTTGTTGCCTATGTGAAAAACGTTATGGGCACAGACTCTGCTCGCGATGGTGATGTGTTGTGCATTGCCGATGAAAGCACAAAGACCGTACGGGTGATTTTTGACGCTCTAGATTACCAATGGGGTGACGTGTACACGGATCTGAAGCTCCAAACCAGCTCCGAGTGGCAACGCTGGATGAGTAACAGTGGCCGGTACATCTCGCAGCAGGACTTTGCCGAGTTTTGCGAGCTCAACCTCGATTCTTTTGCTACTCCATCAGCTGCCACCATCCTGGAAATCGCCCAGACCTTCCAGGCAAAAAAAACCGTTGATTTTGCCAGTGCTGTTCGCCTTTCGAGTGGCGCCATCAAGCTGAAGCACGAGGAGAAGATCGAGGCCACCGCCGGAGAGCGCGCTGACATCACCATCCCCGAGGAACTGCGCCTGGCCCTGCCGATCTTCAAGTACGACAAACCCTATGAGGTGCGGGCCCGCCTGCGCTACCGGATCGTGGATGGTTCGGTGCGCCTTTCGGTGCTGCTGCTCGATCCAGAAATGGCACTTGAGCACACCTTCAAGGCAGTGGTCGACCAGGTGGCCGAGCAGTTAGAGATGCCTGTGTTCTACGGCAAGGTCTGACGCCTTGCTTTTCATGTCCACCCCCTTTTTATCCATCCCCTTACAACCACATGACTAGCGATCCAGAAACCATCGACAGCGAAGACGATCTTGAAGCTTCACCCTTTGGGCAGTTTCTTTTCTCCCAGCGGGATGGCAAGACCCACACCGAGCTGTCACAGGCCATAGCCGAGGTGAGCAAGGCAGTGCTGGCCACCGGCGGCACTGGCACCATCACCCTGAAAATCACCGTGAGCCCCCTGGGGCACGAAAACCGTCTGGTGGTCAAAGACGACGTGGTGGTCAAGCCACCCAAACCGATCAGGGATTCGAGCATCTGGTTCTACAACGAAAGCCAGCGTGGCCTCAGCCGCAACAATCCCACCCAAGGCGAGCTGGATCTGGCGGTGATCCCCATGCGCCCGCGAGCTGGTGCCGCCATTGCCGCCGATCGCAACAACACCGGCGCCTGATCTGCATCATCACTTTCCCCACTGCATTGCAGCCATGGACTCCCCCAACGACCAAACCATCACCGGGTTCGCCTTGTTTGCCGATGGCAGCCTCCACCTGCAGCGTGGCTACGGCCAGCAGCATTTTCAGCCCTGCCAGCCGGACCATCTGCCCTCCGACGACTTCAAGGCCCTGATCTGGGTCATCGAGGCCGCCCTGGGCGCCTGCCACAACGAGCTCCAGCAGACCGAACCCTCCTCCATAAATTCGGTGTTGCGGGTGATAGCCCTTTGCAACAGTCACCAGGCACCGGATCCATTTACCAAGGCCGTCATGACCTGGGTTTGTCCCCATCCCATCCGCTGCCACGACGATGCCCAGCCATCTGGAAGAGAGCTTTGCCAACCAATGGTTGGTTTCCTTCCCAGGCCTTCCCTTCGTCAGGGAACACACCTTGCCAGTGTGGACCGACTGGGCGGTGTTTCAGAAGCAAGAGGGCCTGCGATCGCGTCTACCGCCCGCCTTCCGGGCGGACTTTGCCTGGCCTGATGCCATGGTCGCGGTCGAGATCAATGGCGGCCTGTGGCGCCCCGGCGGCCACTCCACCGGCAGCGGCATCACGCGCGACATCACGAAAACCACTCTCGCCCAGCTGTCCGGCTGGGTGCTCATCCCTCTTTCCGATGCTCACATCTTCGATGGCACCCCCTTCTGGCTCCAGCTCATCGCCGATCTCATCACCCACCGCAGAGATTTTCTACTCAGCCGAAACGCGCCAGGTGCTCCAGCTGGGGGGGGTGAACCTGCATCCTGCGGGGCACTGCCTGATGCCATGGATGATCCACGACTCGGATCTTCACCCCAGCCTCCAGGCCGGCGCCGTCGCCGGGATGGAGCACAACGGGATCGAGTGGATCTCCGTGCAACACTCGGGCAACTACGGCAGCAGGCAGCTGCGCCTGGTCCATAACGCTCGGGGAATCCTGCTCACGCCATGGGGCGGTTACATCCAACAGGAGGACAGCCTCAAAGAGCTGCACATCAATGACGGCGACTTTGTGTTGCATGCGCCGCTGCCGGGAATGACCATCCCTGTTGCTGGTCGCTACTTCCCGCCTGGTTCGTTGCAGATCATTGTGGATGAATACGAGCTGCAGATCACAAATCAGCACACTACGCTGCCCACTCCAGTGATGGTGGATTCGCTGCCCTGCAGCGGCTGGTGCAAGAAACAGCACATCTACATCGACAACGGCATGACAGAACAAGCCGTGATTTTTTTCGACAAGAACGGCTGGCCCATTGCCTGCCGCGAAAACTTTTTCAACGACGCAGACCGCAAAGCGGTGCGGTGGTGGCGGTACGACTACAGCCGGCCCCTGCCCAGCGGAGTGATGGTGTGATGGCCACCGAGATCATCTATCGCACTGATGAGCCGGAATGGCAGGTTGAGCGCCAGCCGGCGGGAGTCACCGACCCCAGGGTGGTGCGCTTTCGCAAGCTCGGCAAGAACAGAACCTTGCTCGATCAGAACGCCCGCTGGACGCCCTTGGGATGGGACTGCAAACGCTGGGTGCCAAGCTCGCCAAAGGTGCCCCAGTGGCTGCTTGAGAAGGTTGTGCTCCACATGCAAACACTGGATTTGAAACCATGAAAATGGCTAAAGCTACACAGGCCGACCTGGATATGGCGGTTAGTCTAGCCAATGCTTTCGAGTCGCTGACGTGTAGATGGGAACCAGCATTGCCGGAGGAGATGCAAAAGGCTTCTGAAAGCGAAGATCAAGATGCAAATATAGAATTATTTGATGATAACGACGACAAACAGTGTGGGCGCGTATTGCGGCACTTGCTTGACATTGTGAATCGGGGCAGCCTTTTTCGTGTGGTGTGGGGAATGCTGGTGTTGTTGGATCCGGCCAATCGATGCGTTGATTCAAATGCCGCCACCATCGAGCACCATCCTGATGCAAATGCTGGCCTGGAAGCAAAGAATGCCTGTCCTGCAGAGGAGTATCACGAGGACATGGGGAATGTCCTGTGGTGGCTGTTTCCGATTGATGAGCCCCCTTATGTAGGGATGCCAATCGATGACGACTGGCCTGGCTACCACACGCACTTCACGCGGCTCATCTGCCCTGATGAACCGCAGCCCACTCCCACCCCGCCGCAATAACCATGAGCACTGCCCTCTGCTGCGAGCCAGGCTGTCAGCAAGCCCACGACAACTGGCCGGGCCCGGGCCCCACAGGACAGCTCTGCCAAGACCACTGGGAGGCCTATTGCGACCGCCAGTGGTGGGAGGCCTGCACCGCCATCGATGAGGCCGGCCTGATGGTTTGGCCAGGGCATTCCCTCGCTCCCAGACTGGCATCAGAACAGACCTGATCCACCATGACCAAGGGCAGCAACACGGCGGGGCAGGCCAGCCCCCAAGGCGTTGACAGCAAGCCAGCCGCGGCCACGCAGAAGCCTTTGATCTTCACGCTTCAGGCGGTGCGGGACACCTGGCTGAAGAAGTCCGTCGACCCGGCGGCAGAGCTGCCCGAGGATCAGAAGGTGCTGGTGCCGGCCGGCAAGCAGCTGCCCGTGGTGGCCACCAGCGAGATTCCGCGCAACTCCCACGAGCTGGTGGAGCTTGGCTCCAGCGCCGGCCAGTGGCACGTCTACATGCCGCACTTCCGGCGCCTGCAGGGGGCGGCCCCAGCGGCCCCGCCAGCGCCGGCGGTGATCGTTCAGCCTGGCGTGATCGACTGGAGTAACTTCGACGCCTTCATCACCCCGACCCTCACGGTGGGGGAGGTGCTGCAGTTTGACCCCCGGCGCCGGCCATCGGCCCAGAGCGCCGTGGTGCCGCGCATCCTGGAGACCGCCCGCGAGTTTCAATCCGTTCGCATGGCCTGGGGCCGGCCGCTGGGCGTCACCAGCTTCTACCGGCCAGAGCCGATCAACCGCGAGGTGGGCGGGGTGCGCAACAGCTTCCACGTCTCAGGCCTGGCCATTGACATCTACCCGATCGGCTTGCCCCTGCAGGCCCTCTACAGCTTCCTGATCGGCCGGTGGACCGGTGGCTTTGGCGACGGCCGCAACCGGGGCTTCATCCACCTGGATCGCAGAGGCGGTGGCCGCTTCGTGCCCAGTGGCGGCGTGCGGCCGGCTGATGTCTGGCCCTACTGAGCGTTCCAGTTGGTGCAGGTGTGCTGCCTGGCTGAGTACTGGAGCTCGGTCTGGTCGATCAGGTGATCGAAGGGCATCAGCTCGCCGCCTCTTGCATCACTGACACCCAGATGCGGCCCATTCCCAGCAACGGAAGCACTCGATCCCTGAGATCCACATTGTGCATGCGAATGCAGCCCAGGGTGGGATGCAGCGCTTGCCGTGGAGCCCATGCCCCTGGCCACCCGCAGGCCGTGCCGCCGCCGTGGATCATGATCCCGTCCCTGCCGTAGCGACTTCCGGGGCCCTCCTGCCCTTCCTGGCCCAGCAGGTCAAATGAATACCAGCCATAGGCGCGGCGATCAGCGCTAAACGTTGCGGATGGGTCCTGCTCATAGTCGCGGTAGACCTGGCCCACCAGGTACAGCCCTGGAGGTGTATCGCTGTTGGTTACCGTCCATTCCGATTCGCCCGCCTGGCCCCGGCACAGACACGGCACAGACCAGAGGCGTTTGCCGTCGTGGGTGTAGGCGGTGAGTGTTTTCAGGCGATCATCGGCAAGGAGGTGGTGATCGCCGGGCTTCAGCGGTGGCTGCTTTTTGGGCCCGACCATCCCGGCAGGGACCGAGACGCCCTGCTGCTGGAGCGGTGGCCGTTGCTGTGGGGCCAACAGCCGCCCGGATTGCACCAGCCCCCACACGCGCTGAGCCTCGGCCTGGCGGCGGTCCAGGTGCGGCACGCCAGGGCGGAAGTATCCGGTGCGGCTGGCGGCTGATCCGGTCCAGTATTCAGCAGCCTGTGCCGGTGTCATGTTCGGCGGCCGGTTCTCGAAAATTCGAGTCCAGCCGATCAGCGAACCCTGCGATGGGTCGTGTAGACCGGCGTACTCCTCAGCGAAATACTGCTGTTGCCAGCGGTTGGAGTTGGGATCGATGCCACTGGTAAGGGCCGTCGAGCGTGCCTTGTCGTAGGCGATGCGCCTGACCGCGGTGTACTGCATCGCGCCACGCCCTGCACCAGAACCTGCCTCAACCACATCGAGGCGGTCAAGGTTGGGCCGTCCGGTTTCGATGATGATGCAGCCGATGAACCCGCATGCTTCGGCTGGCGTCAGCGGTCGGATGCGCTCGCGTGATTCCTGCTGCACCTGCGGGCTAGTGAGGTAGGTGAGCCAGGATTGGAGATTCTCGAGGCTGGGATCCCTGCTCATCACGGTGGCAGGGGTGACGGGAGAGGCCGGGGCAGCGACAGGTCCGGAAGGTGGTGTGGGCTTCAGCCAGATGCTGTTGCGGATCTGGCCACCCTCTTCGAGCTGCTGCCGCTGCGCCGGGGTGAGCATGAGCTCCACCGCCGACCAGAAGGCCTGATGCTGGGGGTTGCCCAGTTTGGTGGACAGGGCGTAGCGCAGAAGGGAGGGGTTCATGGCGGGGTTCATGGCTTGGTGGGCTGTGTGGATTGCTCACGGCGCGCCAGGGCCGCCGGATCGAACAGCAGGGTGAGGATGCGCAGCTCCACAGCCGAGGGATCGCGATGCACCACCCGTTGCACCGCCGTAAAGAACAGCAGTGACACCTGAGCAGCGCCGGCCGTGATCGCCCGCTGCATCTGGGCATCGATCACGGCAAACACCTCCGGCAGTTGCTTTCGCAGGTCAGCCCCCAGGGCTTGCAATAGCAGGGTGGTGAGATGCCTGAGCACCAAGCCAAGGACGGGTTTGAACAGGAAGCCGATCATGCTGGTTCAGGGTCATCGCCATCTCCAGCATGGCCCTGCCCGGGATCCGGCACGATGCCGATCGGGCCACTGAGGGGCTGTTCGCTTTCATCCTCCGTGCGGCGGCGGTTGAGCAGCACACTGCCGGCCAACCCACCCATGGCCGCAGCAGCTGATTCAGCGGGGCTGTGCACCACCAGGGCCAGCAGGGTGTCGGTGGATCGGCGGCCAATCTCTCCCATCTGCGACCAGGCCGGCAGGCACTCCAACGGTCGGCGGCTGCGCATCTCGCACAGCATGGCTTGGGTGAGGCCTGCCACCAGCTGCCAGCTCACATTGGCCACCACTACCCAGCCGGCGATGGTGAGGCCGGCGCCGATCACAGGTGAAACGCTGGCAATCACACTGCGGCTGGCTTTCTGTTGAGAATGCGTGGTCATAGACCCCCTTTGGTGAGGCGTACTTCGTGTTCCTGAAGCTCCTCCTTCACGACCTCATAGCGCTTTTGCTGTAGGTCACTGTTTTTGATCAGCGTGCTCATCGATTCACGCATAACCGACACGTCTTTCCACACGCCAATGCTGGCGCTGGCAGCCGCCATAAAACTGAGCGCCGTGATTGTTGCTAGCACCGGCAGCAGATAACTGGCCAGCACCTGGGGTGGCCGAGGCTCGTGAGCCCCATTGGCTGGGTCGTATGGTTCGTGCATGGCCTAGTGCTCCGTCATCACAAAACTAGGCCTGTGGCCGTCAACTGATCGCGGCAGGTGCGGTGGCGATGGTTGAGGGCAGGTCACGGTCTGAGCGCTGTCTACCTCAGTCTGCTGAGGTGGTCTTAGCCGGACAGATCAGCGCAGCGATTCCTCGATCGCCTGAATCAGGCCCTCGTCACGCGAATGGGCGGCGTAGGGGTCTGTGTTCATGCCGAGCAACCACTGGTACAGGGGGATTGCCAGCACCCGCTCATCGTCGGCGGCGGGAATGTAGCCAGGGTCAGAGGGAAGCATGATCAGAGCACGACGTTTGGAGTGATGTTGAACCCGTGATCAGGGCTGATGCCACGGGCGTAGGACCGCAGCGCCAGGTTCAGGAAGAACGTGCCATCTGCCTGATTCAGAGCGGCGGCGGTGATCACGGGGTTGTATACCTTGCCGGTGACGCCGACCGGGTTTGGTGCGCCGAAGGTGGCAGAGCCAGGGACGTACTTAGGCAGGATCTGCGTGGTCTGATTGATTGCCAGTCCTGCCACCTTGAAGATACTCAATGCGGTGTTGTCAGCAGTTCCGCTGCCCAACCTGGAATCAGCGGCAAGAAACACTGTTGCGCCGCGCTCCTGATCTACCAGGCCCTCATTGCCCAGCAGCACGCCACGGGTCTTGACGGTGTTGTAGCCGTTGGAGCCGAACCGACCGACGAAGCCTTGGGAGACGTTGCCGGTTGACGAACCAGAGAATGGAGTCAGGAACGACTCGCGGACAGTCAGGCTCCGCTTTGCATGGATGAACTGATCCAGAAAGGGGCCCGAATCATTGTTAGCGGGCTCAGCGCCTGCACTGGTGAGCAGGTGAATGTGGTTTGCTAGGTAGCGGGTATCAGTTAAGTTTCGATACCAGCTGCGGTCGGCTGTGCCCTGGAGGTAACTGACCCTGCCGCCCATCTGATCAATCACCACGGGCTCATCGGTGATCGATGAAAGGAACGTGTGATGGAACTGCCGCCAGGTCCAAGGAGTGGCAACAGATGCGGAGCCGTAGTGCGCGTCACCAGACAGCGGCACGGCATTGGTCACGCCAGCACCGGCACTGGTGACAGTGGCGCTTCCGCGCAGGTAGATGTTGCTCCATCGCAGCCGAACTAGGCCGTTGGTGGCGATGTACGGGGCACGGGTGGCGCCTAGTGAATCCTTGTGCGATGGCAGCGCCGGGCCGAACATGATCCCGCGCAGGTCCGCCACGTCCGTGCTGTTGCCCTCCAGCTGCAGCACCGGGGTGGTGGTCCAGCTGTCGTAGGACGGGTTGCGGCCATTGCTGATCCTCAGCTGATTCAGGAACGTGTCAACGTTCGTAGTGGTGTTCGTGGTGAACGCACCACTGGGAAGCGCGACGCTGCCGGAGATGAGTTGCCCCTGAGTGATCGCCCCATCCGCCATCAGCTTGATCAGCTCGGGCACCCCTAGGAAGTGGAACCCGCCACGGAAGTCCACGCCACGCAGGCAGCGCATCTGCCGGCCGATAGTGTTTACGTGCAGCTGATTGCCAGCGCTTGCGTTGTCGCGCAGCAGCAGCGTGAATGCCCGGAAGTTCACCCGCGTGGTCAGGTTGCCGTAGCCGCTCCCGTCAAACCAGGTTTCAGCGGTGGCAGGGTCGCCGGTTTCGGGGAAGATCAGCTGCCATGCCGGTCTGTCTGGATTTGTATCTGGGATTGCCGGATTGCACGCCCAGAACTCAACTTTGCACTCGAATATCGACGCTAGATCGTAAAGCCCCGGAGCGATTGCAATCCTTGCAAACTGGTTGCCGCTGCCAATCACAGCATTGGCGTATTCCGCTGCCCGCGCCAGGGTCGGGATCGGACTGTCCGGGTCGGTCGGCGGGGTGTCGAACATTTGATCGAGGTTCCGATCCGTCGCAGTGCTCTGCACGTAGATCGTGATTGTGCCGGTAGCGGCCGAGACCAGCCGTTGCGCCTGCCGCCAGGCGTTGAGGCCAGGGAGACTAACTAGCTTATTATTTGCCCGTGATAGTTGTTCATCATTTGCTGCAATGACTGTACTGTTTAGATAATCTGCGATTGGTGCCAGTTGTCCAAATCCAAATTTGTTGGTTGTCATGCCCATGGCATCGCCGCCATCGAGCTCGGAAACACCGTTTACGTCGAACTTACCGGTTGCCGTAAGGTTGTCAACTGTTAGATTATCGAGCCGTGTTGGCGGCGGGGTATCACCTTCTTTGCCAATGTCATCAACACCAATGACCTCGCCGGTGTCGGTGTTGATCAGCCCTTGATTGGTTACATCAAAGCCATCCTTGTTGGTGCCGCGAATTTCTACCCTGCCGCCTTGTTCTGGTGCAAAGTTTGCATTGAACTCGTTCCTGGCACTCATCGTGCGGCGCCAACGAGGCAGCGCTCTGGTGTAATTCCAGAAACCCACACCGTTAAGATTCTGCCCCAGCAGCTGGATGAAGCTGGGCTGTCGAAACTCCAGGGCCCAGTTGGCGCGGCCACTGGCAGCACCACCACTTGGCGGTGTGGGAAAGTCTGTGGCAGAGGCGGGATCGAGCTCGCGGCTTGCTTCCGTACGCGGCACCAGGGCGTTGTGCGCAGCCGTGCTGCTGAAGCCCAGAGCCAGGAGCATGGCCAGTGCGCCGCGATAGTCGGTAGCGCTGCGCAGCTGATCGCGCACGCTGCCGGAGCTGGTGTAGATGGTGGCCCAGTTGATGCCGCAGGTGGTGGTCAGGTCAGTGCCGCCGTCGGTATCGGTGTCGAAAATCAGCTGCGGCGCTTCCAGAGAGGTTGGATCCTCGGCGTTGTAGTCCGACGCCTGCTGCACATAGGATTCCTGCCAGAAAGCCTCATCAGGCGTGCTTCCAGCGGAAACATGTGTGACGGTGGCGGTGAAGTGCTTGCCGGCATGCTTTACCGTTTCCCCCTTGCGATAGAAGCGGCCGGCGGCGTAGACCTCATCGGGACAGGAGCGGCGGATTGTGATCTCCGCCGACATCACCACCCCGGCACCTTCCGCTGGAATCTTGGTGGTCGTGGTCACGGCCAGCACCTCAGCACCACCAGGGGCCAGCACGCGATCAATGCCGCCGCCAGTCACCCCAGGCCGGGTCTGAAGAATGCTGTTGCGCACCGGCACCCTGGAGTTGGTGGTGTTCGCCAGCCTCAGCGATACCCGCCGCTGCGCAGAGCTGCGGTTGTCCCACAACCGCCGGATGTAGACCTTCCGACCGACTGCCAAGGATGCTCCACCCGTTGCCGTGCCAATCGGGAGGTTGGTGCCGGCTTGCAGCGCCGCACCTGTGATGTCGATCTCGGTAGCTGAGGTGCTGACCCAGGCATTGGCCGCCAGAGTGGCGCGCCAATCGGGGCCCCCTGGGTTCTCAATCCAGATCAGCGTGCCAGCGGGCAGCGAGTAGCCCTGAGCGGCCAGCACGGCGGGTATAGCCGGATCATCGCTAGGGGCCAGCGGCAGCTGAAGCGTGATCAGGCTGCCCGAAATGGCAGCCACGTTGCCGAGGCCAATCTGCCTCACGTTGCCGGTCTGATCGGCCACGCTGCGCGCCACCTTCAGGCGCCTGAGGTTCCAGTTCTGATCCAGCGGGTCGCTGTTGGGGGCATAGCCCTTGGCCACGGCCACGCAGCCACCGAAGTTGCTGGTGGAGTTGCTGAACTCCAGCTGGGCGCCGCTATCGGCAAAGTGATGGCGGCCAGCACCGATGGCAAACACGCTCACCATTTGCCCGAAGGCGCCGCTGATCAGGCTGACGTGGCGACTCATCCGCTGCGGCTTCATCCGCACGTCGTCGGCCTCGCTGTCGATCAGCTCCTGGTAGTTCACCGGCGCGCGCCATGCGCCCTCCCGGTAGATCTGCCAGCAGCTGAGATCGCGCTGCAGGGAGATGCCGGTGAACTGGGCGATCACGATGGATTTCAGGCCCGTAACGCGGGCGCCATCCCAGAACGCTCCGCCCATGCCCCACTCGGTGCGCAGCGAGCAGTTGTAGACGTAAGGGCTGGCGCCCTTCACTGTGTCGGACGCCTCCGAAGGGTTGGCGCCGAACGGGCCCACAATTTCGTATTCCGACAGGCGGGTGACGGCCAGGGCGTTGGAGATGTTGCCGCTGTTGCTGGCGCCGCCCATGGCGGTGCGCACCTTGGCGTAGAGCTGATTCAGATCCGCCTGGCTGGCGGCCTGCACGCAATCGAGGAGGTGGTGACTGGAGTTGGCGCCCAGCTGGTCACGGAACGTGAGCCCGTAGACGTAGCTGGTGTTGGTGATCTTGAGGATTGCCGCTCGGTTGCTGTAGTCGACTGCCTCATCCGCCGCGGCCGGCACCCAGGAGGGCCTCACCGTGCATTGCCTGAGGCTGAGCGGGGCGCTGGCAGTGGCGTAACGGGGCAGAACAATTCCGCCGCTGTTGGGGTTGAAGGCGATCAGGTGGTTTGGTGTGGGCTCAAACCCCTCGGCCGGCCATTCGGTGATCGGAATGGCGCTGGGGCTGTTGCCGGGGTCGTTGTAGAAAATATGTGTGCCCGGGGCAAACTCAACCGCTGGGCAGTCAACCTGAGCGTCTTCTGAATTGAGGGTGAAATAACTCTTGCTGGTGGCCAGGACGATCTCAATCGCCACCCGGTTGATGGTGCGGAACGGGCGCTGCTTGCTGTAGCCACAGGTAAGGCGCTGGTTTTCGAGGCGCCGGAGCTTGGCCCTGATCTTGGCGGCGTCGCTGGCGCCGGCCGGCTCCTCAAACCAGTTGTAAGAACCACCCACGAAACGGTCCGTGCCGATGTAGGGGTTGACGTAGATCGTGAACGGGCTGTTGAGCGGATCGGCCGGCTCGGAATTGCCCGGGGCAATGTTGGCGTTGCCCACCAGCTGCAGCAGGGCATCCACCACCGCCGAGAGCTGATCCTTGGCCCGCAGCTGCCCACCAGCACCCACGGCGTTGCGAATGCCGGCAAGGGCGTTGGCGACGCTGATCCGAGCCATCTGCTGCTGCTTCTCCCCGCAGGCTAGGCAGGGTCCATCTCTGACAAGGGATGAGTCCGATCAGCGATGACGTGGCGCACGTCGCCGATTGCTGCGAACTGGCCGGAGATCTTCATCGTGTCGCCGGCCCGGGCCGACAGCCTCGTTTTGGTGAGGGCGATGTCGAACTCATAGAAGAGGCACTCCTCGCGAATGAACGCATGGCCATTGGAGTGGCCTCGCGGGCCATCGGCCACCAGCAGGCGGATTGTGGCGGTGCTGCCGTGCCGGCTGAGCTGCTGCAGCCTGAGCATCGCGGCGCCGGAGCTGACGCCAGGGCTGTAGGTGTTGCTCACCTCGCCAACGAACGAACCAGCGCCTGATGCCTGGCTGGCGATCACCGACCCGAAGGCCTCGCCGATCGCCTCGGTTTTGAGCATGCCGGCGTCGTCTTCCAGGTCCCATTCGAGAAGATCGGCTTGCCGCTTCCAGCCGCGCTCCTCCGCATCGGCGCCGGCCTCCGTGATCACCGCCGGCAGGGCCGGCACCAGATCGGCCAGCAGGCTCTCGGGCTCCTCGGGCCGGGGCAGGGCCAGGGCCAGGGCGAGCAGGGCCTCGGCGTAGCCGCTGCGGGTGCTGGCGACGCTAAGAATCAGCCGATCAAAGCCCACCAGCCGCAGGGGCAGCCGGCTCAGCTCGCCGCCGTTCACGGCAGACACCTCGAGGCTGTAGACGGTGGCCCGCTCCAGCGCATCGCGGTGGATGAACACCGTGGCCTGCTGGGCAAAGCCCACCGTGCCGGCATGCTCCCAGAAGGTGGCGTTGTCGTCGGGCCCCCAGAACGGGGCATCGGCGCCGAGCCGGTGCGCGGTGGCCGGGCCGCCGGAGGCTGCATCACCCCAGAATGTGTGGCCATCGGGGCAGTTGGCGTAGCCGGTGCCGAGCACGTCGAGCGGCAGGCCCAGGGGGGCGGTGAGCAGCACCTGGTCGCCGTTGAGAAAGCCGGGCTCCTCCAACCGCAGGCGCACCACCGTGGCGGGCGCATCGATCACCGCATCGGTGAGCACCACCGCCGGCGGCCAGCTGCGGCTGAGGCTGAGGGTGCCGATCGTGCCGTCGATCGCCATTGATCACCAGCGACCGCTCATGTCGCCGTTCACCCGCATGCTGAGCGAGCAGGCGATCAATTCGCGCACCCGCACGGGTGCACCGAGAGAGGCCGTCAGCACCTCCATCGTGAAATCTCCACGGGTGGAGCCTCGGCGGGTGACAATGCGCAGGGTGTCAAGGGCTTCGTTGTCGTCCCAGATGCTGTTGGCCATTGCGCATGCGGCGGCGTTGTCGGGGTCGTAGAGGAAGGTGCAGCTCAGCTGGGTGGTGCGCACCCCCTTGGCCACAGTGCCCGCGGCCTGTCCGATGCCTGTCGTTTCAAGCTCATCGCGGGAAACCGTGGGCGTTACATCTGTGATCTTCCCCACCAGCGAGCCGTTCCAGTACACATCACTCTGGGTCGTGTTCCTGACGCCCATTCCTGGTTGGCTTCATACCTCATCAGGAGGCTAGGCAGGGCCAGGCCTATGGACTGTTCTGCAGCCGTGCCTGGAGCTGCACCGGCAGGTTGCAGCGGCGGCGGTAGACCAGGCTTTGCTGCGGCGTGGGGGCGTCCTGCCCCACAGGCCAAAACCACTTCAGGCCCGCGCCGGTGGTGACCGACTCGATGAAGGTCCGATCGGCGCTCGAGTAGCCGGCAAAGAGGATGTCGGGCAGGTCCAGGTCCAGTACGCCGGAATAGCTGGCGTGGAAGCTGGCGAGGATCAAGGTGGCGGCGTCCGTGCGGATGTTGCTGAACTCCAGATCAAACACCCCCCGCACCGCCACCGTGCCCCAGAGGCGCTGGTCTTCAAAGCCGGCCTCGCTCATCGCGCTGGTCACCGGATGGCGGGGCATGGTGAACCTGAAGCCCGTGGGTTCGATGGCAGGGAAGGGGATACCCATCAGCCGCGGATCACCCACGCACTCGGCGAATCCCAATCTAGGGAAATCAGCTGGCGGCGTTGCTCGTTTGTGGGCATGAGCACCGCCTCGATTTTCTGCCGGCCGTCATCGGTGGGGGTGACGCGCATCACCCGGAATGTCCGCACCTGGGGAGGGGCAGTACGGGTCCACTGGGTGCCCAGCAGGTTGCCGCGGGTGCCGCCGCCGCTCACCGTCAGGGTCTGAATGGTGGGACCCGGCGGTGTGGTGCCATCCCAGGCCAGCACCTGGTAGCTGCCGTCCTCGAGCGGTTCGGAGGCCACCAGGGTGCCATCGGGCAACACCGCGCCGTTTGACCAGAGGTCGTTGAGCTCCTCGTCGAAGGCCACCGCAATGTGATCCTCCGGCGCAATCGGCCGCAAGATGCCCGCGTAGGTGGTTTCAAAGCTGATCGGGTCTCCCACCAGCCGCCGCCAGCGGATCAGCAGTTTGGCCGCATCGATCAGATGCCAGCGATTGGTGCAGCTGGCCTTCATGTCCAGCGGCTCCACAGGGTCGCTGTCGCTGGCGGATGCCTCGCGGATCGTGATCTCCCGCACGGTGGAGAACACCCCGGGAGACAGCAGGTCGTCATTGCTGCGCTCCTCCCGGTACAGCCCGCTCACCTGGATCGGTCGCCGCTGGTCGTCGTCGCTGGTGGTGGACTGGAAGGTGCCTTTCTTGATGTTCTGAGCGGTGAACAGGTCTTTGATCTCCACCGGATCAAACGACAACGCCGGCTTGAAATAGAACTTCCCATTCAGTTCATAGAACGCGAGCAAATGCAGGCTGGCCTGGTCTGCTGCCCACTGCCGCAGGTTCTCCGGCTCCGGCAAAGAACCATCAAAGAAATACCGTCGATCAAAGCACCACTGGGCGGAAGTCAGAAAACTGGGTGCGTCGATCTGTTCGGCGCTCACGTCCTGCCCAGCGCCAAATCGTGGGCTCAAAGCCAACCGAGAGAAGATGTCGGGCAGCAGATGGGTGGGGCCATCGCTGGCCTCGATGTAACGGGGGCAGATGTGGCCGCCGATGATCTGGGCTGAGAGCTGATTCACGCTCTGAAGCTCCAGGGCCGAGCGGATGTTTTGCCCTACCAGAGCAATGTTCGAGTAGCTGGGTGCGGTGGGGTTGGTCTCGATGATGTTCACATAGCCGATCTCATGCTCTGGCCCCTGGTTGGCGGTAGTTTGGATCTCGTCGTAGACAGTACTTTCCGCCAACTTCCCCCACGGATCGACGAGGTTTTCACCATCGCTCCAACCCAACCCCAAGTCGGTCTTGCCAACGATGGCGGTGCCGGCCCAGTTGGTTGTGGGGCCGTCTATTTGCGTGGCAGTAATTACACCACTCCCCTGGCTGGTGATGGTTATGGGAACACCGTCAGCTGTGAGGCCGAGGTTGAACTCCGTCTCTGCTGGTTTGCTCACCACGAAATAGAGAGTGGAGCTGTTCAGCCCATTTGGCAGACTGCCGGTGCTGGAAAGAGTCACACGGTTGCCGATCCGCGGTGCAGGCTCCCCGTCTTCAACCATCGCGAATTGGTTGAAGATAAATGGCTCCGCAGGGACAATCTCAACTACAAAACTGCGGGTGGCGATTACTGGGAACGGAGCAGAACCCCCGGGCTTGCCATTGGCCAAGGTGATCGGTCCCGCTTCATAGCCGCTTCCCGATCTAGTTACAGTGATGTTGGAACTGTTGAAGCCACCGCCGCTTGGCACGGTCACGGTGGCCCGGCCGCCCAGGTCGATGCCGCCTTGCAACACCTGCACATTGGTGTAGACCCCAGGCACAGCTCCCGCAGCAGCAGTGGTGGTGGTCAAGCCGGCCAGGGCGTCGCGCCGATCCGGTTCGATGGAGCGGAGATCAAAGCGCTTCTGGGTTCTGGCAAACGGCGCCTTGCCCAGGTAGCGCGCCGTGCAGTCGCCATCCACAACGGTTCGCAGGCTGGTTATGCGGCTGTCGAGCACAGCCAGCTCGCCGCTGGCTGTGCCGGAGCGAATCTCCCAGCCGCTGAGCGGTTCCAAACGGATCTGCGCACAGCGTGCATTGGCAGGCAACTCCAGCTGTATTTGATTGTTCTGGGCCTGCTGCGTCAGCCCCCGCACGCCATAGATGGTGGGCAACTCCACAAACGCCGCCTGGCCCTCCGGGCGATAGCTGAGGCGAAGGAACGAGTAGCGCTCCTCGGGGATATTGATGCTTGCACCCCTGTACTGGGAAACCTTCGGCTTCTTGCCCGACGGCAGGTTTTCACCCTCTTGCTCCCCACCAGCAAGGCGATTGATCTCCCGCAGGGTGGGACACTTGCGCAGGTTGGCGAAGCCGCTGGTACGCATCCCCAAGGTGCTGCGGATGCCAATCTCAATGATGCGTGCGGGCTTGGTCAGGGTGAAATCGGCAATGGCACAGCGATGAAGGTGCGGGCGGCTGGTGCCAGTGGCGTAGCGGGGCCCGGAATCCACAGCGGACCAGTCCCAGTCCTGTTCAGGGCCAACCCGCTCGGGGAACTGTTCGGTGCCAGTGGCAGCCGGATCAATCTCCGAGTTGGGCGTCACGTAGATCGTGCCGGCGCGCACCACCCGGAAACGGGCGGTGATGTTCTGGCCATCACCCACCGGCTCGTTGTCGGCGTTGGAGGAAAAGAGTTCATTGGACGGTGTGCGCTGCTCCAGCACTGCCAAGCAGCTGCCGGCCTTGAACAGCTCTCCCACCTGGAGGGCATCATCAGCACTGCGTTGGCGTGCACTGATCGCCGCGGCCACATCAGTGCAGTTTTCGGTGTGCTTGATATTGCTGTCGGTGTTGTCCTTGTCGAACTTCAATTTGGTGTTGGCATCGCTGCTTTTCGAGAGCAGGTAGTCGAACGTGGCACCGACGGGCAAGGTGACCAATCCACTCGCCCCGCCGATTGAGGTGTCGACCACGCCGCTGCGGCCGGACCACATCCGCTTGGCCTTCCAGATTGAGCCGAGGGCCACCGGATCATCAACCGGATCGATCGTCTGATTGCCGCTGCTGCCCCGTGGTTTGGTGGTGATCTGCCGTGTGGCCTGCATCTCGGGGTTGATCCGCAGGCCCAGCCCGTTGCCGATGGTGGCGTAGAGCCCGCAGGCGGTAGAGCTGCTGGGGCGTGCGGTTGCGCAGGCATCGGGGCGGATCACGCCGCCGGTGCTGCGCACCTGGAAGACATCGCCGCCGCCGTCGTTCTCCATGTTGCCGATGTCTTTGGCGGCAAGGCGGCCGGCAATGCGATCGGTGGAACGGATCCGCCCGCCGCCCAGGCGGGCGTAGACGGTGACGCGGGCGGCGGCCTCATTGGCGGCGGCGGTGCCGAGGTCGTAGGAGCGGAGGGGGTTGTTGCCGATGGCAAAGCCGGCCGAGTCGACCTCGGCCATCGGCCCTTCGCCCAGCATGTAGAGCGCGCGAAAAAGCTGGCCGCCGTCAACGGCCACCAGTTGAGACCACAGGAGCTCCAGATCGACGCGGCAGCCGCCGTACCAGCCCGCAGGCCGGCCATTGAGGGCGGGCAAATACTCACGCCGGGCGAACACGATGGGGATGACACTGCCAAGCCGCGCCACCTCCTGGGTGGAATCAAAGCCGGGCCGTGGGGCGTAACGCGCGTTGCGGCTGATGTTGTCGGCCCGGTTGGTCTTGGAGATGAATCGCCCGGGCTGCCTCGGCTTGGGCGCCAACAGGGTGGACAGCACCGTGTAGCCCGTTGAGAGGATGGTGGTGGCCAGCGAGATGATCGCCCAGGTAGCGGCGGGCGTCGGACCGCAGGTGGCCAGTGGCGGGTTCCGCGTGTATTCGATCGCCGCGGCCTGCTGCCGTTCGATCTGATAGCGCAGCAGCTGGTCTTCGCTCCAGCCGAGCAGCTCCGCCAGGTAGGCGTCGCCAGGAAGGGGGCGGGGATGGCGCGTCACAGGATCAGGATGGGCGCGGTGGTGGATGGAGCCACAGGCAGGAAGTGAAACCAGCGGCGCACCTGGCAGGGCGCCAACGGCCTCCAGTGCACGCCCTGGCCCTGGCAGGTGGTGAGGATTCCACCGGCCACGCACACACCCAGGGCGATCGGTTCACCGTCGGCCAGCAGCGCCACGTCGAGGGGCATGGCGCCGGGCACCGGTGTGGTGATGGCGGCAAGCTCCTCGAGCAGTGGCCGCCAGCGGCCACTGCTGGCGGCCCGATACCACTCCCGTTTGATCAGCGGCGGCCGGGGGGCGTCATAGAGGCCCAGCACGGCGATCGTGAGGCGCAAGCAGTCGGTGGCGCCATGGCGATCCGGATCCCCCCCCCAGCGGTAGGGGAGGCCCATGTACCGCAACCAGGGGGCGGTCCGTGAGGCGTGCTGTGGCATGGGCATCAGGCGATGAAGATGGAGCCGGTGTCTGGCAGCTGGCCGACCAGCTCAGTGGTGAGGCGGCGACGGGGCGCGTCACCACGGATGGCATCCAGCGGTGATGTGAGGGTGACCTTGATGTACTCGCGCCGCTCGATCGGGCCCAGCCGCCAGAGATGGCGCGAGAGGAGGCGGACATCGGTGCCGGCGGCCACGTCGCACAGCACCACATCGGCGCGGAGCTTCCAGCGGTTGGCGCGGGCCTCGGCCAGCACATTCAGCGCCAGCTGGTTGCGGTTCATCGCAAGCCGGCCCTCGGAGCGATCACCACCGCGGGCACCGGCCGAATCGGAAATTCGGAAGCCCATCGAGGTATGGGGCCGGCCGTCGTAGGTGCGCGTCTGCCCGGTGAAGAGGTTCTGCCAGGCGTAGCCGGGCACTGGCGCGCCATTGGCCTGGAAGGAGATGTAGGCGCAGATGGCGATCATCAGCGCATCCCCACGCTGCTTTGAATGGAGGGGTTGTTGCGGAAGTCGTTGTAGACCGCTTCGCGGCTGGCTGCAGCGGCTGCGGCTGCGGCCTGGTGCACCTGCTCCACCGTGGCGTATTCCACGCCGTTGATCACCTGCGTTTCCACCTTGAGCCGTAGCGACCTGGAGGGGCCCATGGCGCTGGGGGGAGCGCCACCAGGCCCAGACCCTGCCATGGCGCCGCCGCTAGGGGATGACTTGAGGAAGGGAATCGGCGGCAAGCCAGACCGGCCGCCAGCACTCTGGGTGGGCCCGGCGGCCATGAAGGGGACTGGCGGCGCGCCAGACCGGCCGCCAGCACTCTGGGTGGGCCCGGCGGCCATGAAGGGGACTGGCGGCGCGCCAGACCGGCCGCCAGCACTCTGGGTGGGCCCGGCGGCCATGAAGGGGATGCCGAGCGAATCGCCACCGTCCGCCACCTGAGCACCGCCACCTGGGGTGCGCTGGAACGGCACACCCAGCGCCTTGGTGAGGGCTCGGTTGCTGTAGACCTTCCCGCCGGCCTTGTTGAACCGCACGATCTCCGCATTCTTCTCGCCCACCAGGTAGTCGAGCCCGTACTGGATCTCCCCCCCACCTGCGAAACCGGGGGTGAAGGAGAGGTTGGGGCTGCCCAGGTTGAGCATGGGACCAGCGGCAGACCAGTCAAACCCCCCAAAAGCTGCTGCGCTGTTGAACGCGACATCCAGGTTGCCGAGGCCAGCGAAGCCGCTGATCAGGCTGGGGATTTTGGTGGCCAAGCTCCCCCACACGTTTGCGCTGTCGCCCACGGCAGCAGCTCCGGATGCACCGGCCGCAGACAGCAACGCCGCACCAGCGTTCATCAGCTGCAATGCAGCGCCCTGGTGGGCGCTTGCAGCGTTCGTGTGCGATGCCGCGGCCATCTCCAGTGCTCTGCCCGGGATGTCGATCCCGGTGAACGTTTTCACGATCCCGCCCTGCAGCTGGGATAGCAGCGGGTTGAGGAGAGAGTCGAGCGTGGCCTGCATCAGCGACTGCCCCGCTTGCGCCAGCGCGCTGCTCACCGCCTGCCTCACATCACCACCAGTGAGCAGTGCCTGCACGGCGCCGGAAATGGAGCCGCTGATGCTGCCGCTCACCGCGTCGCCGGCGGAGATGGCCAGGCGGCCCTGGGGAGTCTGCATCACCTCGGCAGTGAGTTGGGCCTTTGTTCGCTCGTAGGCCAGCTGTGCTCGCTCTGCCAGCTGCTGCTCGGTGAGGTCTTCCTGCTTCACGCTGAAGAAGTCGTCCAAATCCTTCAGTGCCTGAGTGAGGTCTTCCAGCTGCTTGCCCAGCCGGGTTTCGGCAGAATCCACGTCGTTCAGGCTCTGCTGCAGCGCTTCCGCCTGGTTGGCGGTGCTGGGCGCCACAGCGCCCCCAACGGCGGCAACTGTGGTGGCAACTGAGCCAGCAGGGAGGGCGGCCGCGGCCCGGGCCTGGCCCATGCCGGTGAACGGCTGCACGCCCAGCGGGATGGCTGCTCCAGGGGCCACGCCAGGGGGTGGGGCCACCGTGGAAAACGCATCTATGCGCTGGCTATAAGGCAACTGCCCTGAAGGGCGAAGGATCGAGGCTGAAGGGGCACCGACACTGGAACCAGCGGCCTGGCCCTGCACCCTCCCCGTAACGAGAAGGTCAGCGCTGCGGCGGGCGGCTGCCGTTTCTGCATTGCGCTGCAGCGCCCCATTCGTTCCAGGGCTATTGATGTCAACACTGTTATGTGCGCCAAACGTGCGGCCTGAACCATCAAAACGGCCCAGCACCTGCCCTCCAACTACGTGCTGTCCGACCTTTACGATTGCGGCCATGTGGCTATAGGTAGCTTCTAGTTTGTTGCCCAGGTCGTCAATGAACTCAATTACTGTGTAGTTTCCATTGTTACCTGCTCTGCTTATTTCGGTCACCACGCCATTGTGGTAGCTGTGCATTTCATTGTTTGGTCCTACTGGCATGTCCGCGCCGTTCTGGCCGGAAGCATCTAGCCGGCCACTGATGGAGCCCGGAAGCCGTGCAACACCTCCCAGCGATGGCACGCTGCTGGCCCCTGCCAGTCGTGGGGCGATTTCATCCTTCATCTGGGTCAGCCTGAGCCGACCCAGCTCTGCCGTCAGCCGCGCGCGCTGCAGGGCGATGTCCACCTTGTCCCGCTCCATCTGCAGCTTTTGGATCCGCAGCTCGCTCTCCTCTTTCTTGTGCTGCACCTCCAGCTGTTTCTGCGCCAGCTGGTGCTCGCGAGCCATCTGCCCCTCCTTGGCGTCGAACAGCCGCTGCTGCACCTCCGCCGCTGATTCCATCCCGCTCACCCCGGCCGCGGCCGCAGCGATCTGGGCCTCGATCACCGACGCGGTGCCGCCGCCACTGCGGGCGCGGTCTTGCAGCTCCTGCACTTCCGCGAGGCGCTCGGCGGCCTGCACCGCCGCCTTTTCGCGGGTCATGGACAGATCGGCCTGGGCCTTCTCCAGCCGGCCCTGGCGCTCGAGGAGGGTGTTCTGACGGTTGATCGCGTCGCTCTGGTCTTCCAACTCTCGCTTCTTGGCGTTCTCCTTGTTGACGATCTCGTCGAGCTTGTTCGAGATGTCTTGCTCCGCACCGCTGATCTGGGCCAGGAGCAACTGCTGCTCACGGGTGTACTGGGCTTGCTGGCCCTGAATGTCGAGCTGCTGCTCCTGGAGGCCCAGTCGCTGGGCATCCAGAGCAATGATGGTGCCCAGCTGGCCTTCGGCCTCAAAAGCCAGCTGCACCTGCCGCCGGCTGCCCTCCACCTTGGCGTTGATGCGGGTCTGCTCGGCAGCATTGATGCTGAGCAGCTCTTGGTTCTTGCCCCACTCGGCGCTGTAGAGGGGTACGTTTTTCTGCACGCGCAGCAAGGCGTCGCGCTCTTTCTCCGCACGCACCTGTTCGGCCTGAGCTTCAGCCAGCTGAATCTTGAGCTGCTCCTGCTGGATCTTGATCTGCTTTTCCTGGATGAGCATCTGCCGCTGCTGCAGCTCCCGTTCGGTCTGGAGAATCCCCCGCCGTTCGGCGATAGCCTCTCGTTCCTGCCTGAGCTTCAGGTCAGCCAGGCGAGCCTCTGCAGCGGCTTTGGCCTCCGGGCTTGCAGCCACCTGCGCGCCCAGCTCATAACCACGGGCCTCCAGGGCGCGGCGGGCTCCGGCAACAGAGCTCATGGCTTCCGCCACCTCCCGCTGCTTGTTCATCAGGGTGAGGCCCTGCTCCAGCGCCTTGATTTCGTTCTGGTAGGCCTTCTGCTTGATCTCTGACCATTCCTTGGAGATGTTCAAAGCCCGGATTGCTCCAGAGCCAAGCCTCTGTTCTCTGGCCTCGATCCGCTCTAGAACATCAGCTGGCAGCTTGAGGCTGCGCAGCTCTACCGGCTCGCTGAGGTTGGTTTGCCGGTTGAAGTTCTCTCTGAAGCTGAGCTGGGCTTCCTGAATTTGCTTTTCTGATGCACCGCTCGCCATCATTTGGGCGCGCATCGTAAACAAACGGAAGTTCAGAACGCTTTGCGCCCACTTCTTGTTCCAGTTGTCGATTGCTTTGCCGGCGCCTTCCGCGCCTGCTATGAGGTTGTCAAAGAACGAGTTGACGCCATCGGCATCTGCATCGGCACTGGCATTAAACAACGCCTTGATTGGGGTGATTGCTCCGCTAATGAGATTTCCTATGTTTTCCCAACCTTTGGCAATCAGTTCAACAAACCTTGCAATCGTTACAAGAACAGGCTGCAGCACAAAACCCAGCACTGCGGTTGCCACGCCTACTACATCCATGATCACCCGACCCACCGATGAAGCGATAGCACCTATAGATGTGAGAACTGAAATAACGGGGCCAAACACCTTGATAATTGGCCCAACAGCCTCGGCGATGCTCTTGAAGAACCCACTAAAGCTGCCCTGCAGATTCTTAAAGGTGACCAGGATTGTCTGCATCATCCTTGCCGTGTCGCGCTCCAGCGGCTGACCAGCTTCAGATGAGATCGCCTGGTTCACGTCATCAAAGTTGCTCTTGACGTTTTCCAAGCTCAGCGCCAGCACTTTTTGCCCTTCGTAGAGCTTCTCCAACTTCGTCATCAGAAAGTCGTAGTAAGTGCCCTTGGCCTGCTGCTGGCGCACGTCTTCGTTAGAGATGCCTAGCTTTTGGGCCAACATCGCGTCAGGGCCAATATTTCCCATGAGCAGGGCGTTCGCCTCCTGCCGGAGTTGAAAAGTGGGGATATTAAGTGTGTTCATGCCGGCGGCCAGCCTGGTGGCCAACTTGGCGGAATTTTCCATGGTGCCCTTTTCTCCCAGGGCACTCACGTTCTGGAGGATGATGTTGAATCCGTCGTAGATTTCGCTGGCGGTGGCGCCGCTGATGTTGGCCACCTCTTTCTGGATGCCCTGGTATTCCTTCAAGATCGCGCCGCGCACGATCTGCATCTGGCGGGCAGTACCCTCCACCAGCTTCCCGTCTGGCCCGAGGATCGCAAAGCTCTGCGCCGCAAAGATCCCGGCCTCCGCCACCTGCTTGTTGAGCCGGCCGGCCTCGGCCGAAAGTTGCTGCAGGGGTGCTATGGCGGCCCTGGCGCCTGTGGCCATAACGCCAAAGATTGCATTCAGCCCCATGGCAGCCAGGCCTAATTGTCCAAGGCCTGGGATTAAGGCCAAAGCAGCTTTTCCTAAGCCTCCCAATACAGGAGTGGCTGCAGCCGCTGCAGCGCCAAGTATTGGAATTGATTTAGAAACCAATCCAAACTTTAGAACGGCACCTGTGAGCACTCCCTGGACAGATTCAAATTGCGCCAGCATTGGCAGCAGCTTGGCTGTCATTGCCGCCATGCCTAGGAGCGTGGCGGCAGCGCCTCCAAATCCATTGCCTCCTGATGCACTGCCAGCCACATTGCCCGCTGCGGCCATGTTCTGGTTCAGTTGACGAAACGACTCGCCGTTCAGCTCCACGCTGCGGCGCAGTTCCTCAACCGTCCGTGTGAGATCTTCGTAGCCCCGCTTTGTTTCCGGCGGCGGCGGCGGGACATCGGGAGCGTCGATTTTCACGCCCCGCTTCTCCATGTCGGCGATCACCGCCCGCATGCGCGCCAGGTCGCGCTCCAGCGGCTGCATGTCGCCGCGTAGGGTCAGCGTGGCTGTGCCCAGGCTGTATTCGCCGCCGCCGCCGCTCTGGGTCAAACCCGTTCATCCCTGCTTGGGGTCAGTCTGGCGCCGGGCTAGTCAGTAGCCAGAGCGCTGCAGCTCTTCGTGGGCCACCACCAGCACCCGTGGCGGCATCTGGTTGTTGCTGAGCAGCCAGCGGATCGTGGCGGCCGTCGCCTGGGTGATGCGAGCGTTCTTGCCCGGGGCGTCGGAGATCTTGAACGGCAGAAACTGATCCTCGCTGCGGCCCTTGTTGCCCAGGCCCGGGAAGGCAGCAATCTCAACCATCGAGGCCAACCGCGCCATGGTGGTGCTCAGCTCGTTGGTCCGTTTGGCCCGTTCCTTCAGGGCCCAGGCGTAGGCCTTGAGCACCGCATCCACCGGCTGGTACGCGAAGCGCTCGGCATGCCAGCGGGGGTCCTGCGTCAGCCCGCTGGTGAGGATCAGCTGGATCTCGTCCCAGTCGGTGGGGGCAGTCTTGAGGTAGGCCTCTATGCGGGCGCGGTGCTCGTCGCGGCTGAGGTTTTCTTCCGGCCTCGGGGCTTCGGCGCCGTCTTCGGCGCCGGCGGCTTTCCCCCCGCCGTCATCGCCGCCTTCTCATCGATCAGGAACTGCTGCAGCTCATTGATCAGGTCAGCTGGCAGCTGACTGGTGTCGTTCTCGCTCCAGTCGCCGGGCTCCAGTTTCACCCAGTCCTGGCTGTCGGGGTCGAGGTAGTCGCCGCGGCCGATCAGCAGAGTGGTGACAAGGGCTTTCTTCTGATCGTCCATGGTGGCCTGGGAAGAGAGGAAGGTGATCAGCCTCTGCGGATCACTGTTGAGCAACCCGAAGGCCTGCAGGGTGCCCTGCAGCGAATCCGGATCGTTGGGGTTGGCCACCCTTGATAGATCCTGGATCAGCTTGTCCACCTCCTCGATGGGCATGCCGGTGTCCTTGGCGATGCCATCGGCCAGGCGGTAGAAGCTGCCGAGAGAAACGCACCGCTCCCGGTCGTGCTGCTCCATCAGCTCTGCTTCGCCCTGGAGCACCTTGCCGTAGACGGCGAGGCGGAACACGCCGCCGATCACCTTGTGGCCGGTGCGGAACGACGCCAGAAGGCGACTGGCTACGGTCATGTGAGAGGCCGGATGGCCGCACGGATCTGAAAGCCAACGTAGCGCTGGCCTTGGTTCAGGACATCCTCCGGCAGGGTCAGCCAGAACTCAGCGCCGCCCTGGGGCGGGGTGACAAGCACCTCTGCATCGGTGGCGCCGGCCTCCACCACCAGCATGCCCACCATCAGCTCCGGGGCGTTGTCGGGTGCCCTGCAGTCGATCGCCACAACGTTCTGCATAGGGGTGAGCAGCAGGCGGTGAAACATGACGATCGGCCCGGGCTGGGCCAAGTGTGGAGCTTGCTCATTGGCCAGGTTGGCGTCGCCTTTCGCGCAACGACATTCCAAATTGATATTGAGAACTAGATTGCGCTGCGTCAAAGAAAGCCCGTGCCTCGTCACACATTTGCTGCTTCTCGGTCATTTGCTGCTCCTCGGTATTAGAAATGGCAAGCCGTTGTGAAAGGGTAGCGATGATTCGCTCTAATTCATCAACTTCTTCTCTGTGTCCATATTCTTCGATGTAGTTGCGGGCGTAGGCGCAGAGGGTTCTGAACTCATCAGAAACGGCGACGTCGGTGGGGTCAGGCAGCTGTAGGGGGATCGCCAATGACTCCTTGCTTCCTATTTGGGGGCCAGTAAAACATGCGTGAACGTCGGACTTCAGCGAGTTGCTGCTAATAGGGTCAGGCATCAGGGGGCACCTCCTGAGCAGCCTTGGCCATGGCGGCGCCCAAGGCGTTGATCGCATCGGCAGCGTGCTGAACCGCAGGAATCAGGGCCTTGGCCATGAAGGTCGCGAGTTGCTGGATCGCGGCCACGGCCTCGGACAGTTGCGTTGGAGTTGGAGGCTGGAAAGGCCACCATCGATCCCATCGGACGTGGCCCCAGCGAGCTTCATCGCCATTGCTCCATGCGATGCGACCGATCCGCCCGCCGGAGGGGGTGAAGGAGAGGAAAAGAATGGTGCTCTTCATTGATGGCTCCCGCTCGAAGCGGGCGGATGTGTTGCCCGGTGCTGCCAGTGTGGCCCGGGTCATGCCCGGGCCCTGCTGCAGGTGCTGCTCACACTCGCATGAACAGCCAGCTGGCGCAGCCCGGTGGGTAGACGCTGCACTGCTTGCCGGCGGAGAGCTTGCCGCGGCCGATGAGGCGCCAGCCGTCGCGTTTGGCACCGACTGAACGGGCGGCGGCCCACTTGTTGATGGTGTGGGCCTCCAGGCCGAGCAGGTGGGCCAGCTCGGGGCCGGTGATCAGATCGCCGGGCCGGTAGCCGTCCGGCTGCTGCGCAGACTGCGGAGGCATGGGCGGCCCCGGGGGCGCCTGGTGCTGGCGAGGAGGACGCGGACCAGGGGCCGGCGCCGCCGGCGCGGGTGCGGGGGGCCGGGGCGGAGCGGCCACGGCTGCCGCCACAGCCTGGCTCCTACGGCTCGGCCGCAGCGTCATGGTGGGGTGCTGCCACACGATTTCCGTCCAGTCGTTGTGGCAGGCCAACCAGAACAGTCGCAGGCTCAGGCAGTTGTGCAGCTCCGTCAGCTGCTTTCGCTGCCGCCAGAGCTGATCAGCCACAAAGTCATGCGGCTGCGCAACGGCAGGCACTCCTACCGGTCCACCAGCTGGTCGGACCCTGACATGCAGCTCGGTGCCAATCCGTTCGATGGCCACCATCGGCAGTGTGGGCGCCTCGGCGCGATCAGCGGCGATCCTGGGGGTGAGGCTCTCCAGGAACCAGCCGTCCATCCACACGGCGAAGGCGGGGCTGATCCAGCGGGCCAGGTCGACGGCGAGCTGGGGGTGGACCCAGGTGCCCTGCAGGTGCGGGGGGCCGCCCTGAATGATCTGCACCAGATCCGGTTTTCCCGTTGCGGGAATTCCCGCAACGGCTGCCCCGCAGCCGGTTTGGGCCGCCAGGGCACGGAGATACTCCTGAGTCCGCTCCAGTCGAACGTAGTCGTTGAGGCGCTTGCCGTTGGCCTTGCACATGGCCGTGGCGTTCACATAGCCGTCGGTCGGCCGGCGCTGAATCTCCACACCATTCCAGGTGCGCGACTCCAGCCCCAGGGGGGTGAGGGTGCTGTTCATCAATGGCTCCCGCTCGAGGCGGGCGTATTGGATGCCCAGTGCTGCCACCGGGTCGATCCAGAGTACAGCAGTTCGATTTGTCAAGGGGTGGCGGGTGGGGCCTCCAGTACCGAGCCCGAGCGGCGTCCAACGGCACCGCTCTCGGCGCCCAGCCTTGCGGGGAGGGCCGACCCCACCCACCAGTGCCAGAGTACGGGAGGCGGAGGCTGGGTTCAGAGGCGCCGCTCAGGAACTGCTGCAGGCTGCTTCAAACAGCCGCAGTGAGCTGTAGGTGATAGGTTCCAACCTCTGACGGCATTTCTATGGCTAACCCATCACTCCAAAGATTTGGCAGGATAATGCTAGGCCTGGGATGCCTTGGTGCAGTATATTCCATCGTAATTGCCAGTCTGTCTACCTCATCCACCAATCGCGGGGTCACAGTTACTGACGCCACGATTGGAGATACTCAGTACATTGGCCGCGGGAACTGCGACAAGGCGATCAAGACTCAGTTGACCGATCCCGACAGTTATCAGCGGATCGCCACTCAGATCGTGGATGCGAAGCCCGGCAGCGGCTGGGTGGCACGGACAGCATTCCGTTCACGCAATGGCTTTGGCGGCTACAGGGAGGCAACGGCAGATTGCGTGTTTGATGGCAACTCCTACAGGGCCATCGTGATGCAATGACATTGGCCAAAGGCCTTCAGGATTCAGCCCCTTGCGGGGCGCCCTCTCAGCAGGACCACTCCTCCTCGATGGCGGCCAGGTCGCGCAGTCGCTGCGCGGTGGCAAGCTGCTCATCGATGAGCTGGTCCCACTCCTCGAAGAGAACCTCGATCTCGGCGAAAATCGCGTCGACCTCCGGATCTCCCGTCGGGGGTCCGAAGATGGACTCCTTTTGAGGGGTGCGGGGGGGGTTGGTCATGGTGCCTCCGGTGGTGGGTGAGCCCCCTGGCGGGACTCAGAGGTGCCAGGGATCGGCACCACCGGGGCGGGCCAACCGCCCGCGGGATATTCAGCTGTCCAGGTCCTGGGGGTGTCCCCCGATGACTGCACCGTAACTGCTGCGGGCGGCCCTGCTGGGCAGTTTTCGCGCGAAAGACCAGAGGCCACCCATGAAAAAGGGGCCCTGAGGGGCCCCTTTCTTCGCTCTGGCGGCCGCGGCCTGGTGATCAGGCGGTGCGGAAGGTGGTAGAGAAGCCTGCCAGCGGCCGGCGGATGCCGGCGGCATCGGCCACCAGGGTGGCATTGACGGCCTGGGTGATCGCCCCGTCGCGCACCACCAGGCGGTAGATGGTGGCGGCCGCCAGGTCGGCGGAGGGGTTGATCGTCACCACACCACCAGCCAGGGTCACCACCGCCGGCACTCGAACGCCGGAGCTGGCCACCTCGAGGCGGAAGCCGCTGCCATCGGCCGCGCCCAGCGCCAGCTGGGTGAGCGGAGCGGTGCCATCGCTGGTGTAGGTCACGGTCAGGTTGTTGCCTACCACCACCGCCGTGCCGTTGTCGGCCGGCACCACCGCATAGCGACGGCTGCCGCTGGAGGGGGCCGTGCTGAGGATCACGCTCTGGACCGCACCGGTGGCCAGCGGCGCGCTGCCGGCGTTGAAACGGCCGAACACCGCGCGGCCGCGGCTCATGCCATCGAAGGTGACGTTGATCAGGTCTTCGGCGGCCTGGGGCTCCTTGTAGTTGCGCAGCGCAGCGTTGAAACAGGCGTAGTCGTAGATGTAGTCGCCGGTGTTGCCGCCAGCGCGGCCCAGCTCCTTGAACATCTCCACGAACACTTCCGAGTCGGTGTCGTAGCGGGCCTGCTCAACAATGGCGAACTCCTCGGAGTAGTCGCCGCGGAACTCGGGGCAGCCACCAGCGGCGCCCTGCACGATCAGCTTGGAGAAGAAGGTGTCGAACGAGGCGCTCACCTTGCTGCCGGTGGTCACCGCATCGCTCCAGCCTCCGTCACCGATCAGGCGAAACTCCCGATCGTTGTTGTCGACATTGAACGACACCTGTTTGACGGTCTGCAGCTCCCGGGCCCAGTCGCCAGGGTCGAGGGTGGGGCGTGTGATGAAGCCGGACTCATCGCGCGTGGCGAAATAGCGGCAGGGGGCGCGCAGGGGGGTCATCAGCAGCACACTGCGGTGCGCCTTGACAAAGCTCTGCCCGATCGCGGTATCAGTCATGGTGGGGTCCTTGAAGGGGTCGGGGGAAGGGAGAGAAACGGCCGCTGTGCAGCCCGTGGCTGTCAGCCGGAGGCTGCCAGGGAGGCGATGTAGACGGGATCGGGCAGCTCCACGATGAGCCGCTCGTAGGTGTCATCAGTTTGTGGCTGGTGACGTTGCTGGGCGGTGGGCCAGGCGCGGAACGCCAGCAGCCGCACCGCCTCGAGGTTGCTGCTGGTATCGAACTGGGTGAAGGTCACCGTCCAGGTGCGCATCGTGGCCATGGTGCGCGTGGCGGCACCCAGCAGCTCGCGCTCTGGGGCCTCGGTGAGCACCGCCTCGATGCCGGTAGCGGTGTAGCTGGGCCGCACCTGCCCCTTGCCCACCGTCCAGAAGGCCTGAATCGGCGGGCCTTCAGAACGGTGGTACTGACCCAACAGTGGGCCAAACAGCATGCGCAGCTCATCGGCCACCTGCCGCAGGCTCGCGCCCAGCTCCACCTGGCAGCGAGCCTGGGTCATGCTGCACCTCCAGCCGGCGGCAGGGCCGAGGGCCCCGCCGGAGCGGCGCCACCACGGCGGGTGCCGCCCAGGCCCCGGCGCTTGGCCGAAAGGGTGAAGTGCAACTGGAAGGCGCGCTGCAGCTTCACGCGCTCGCGCTGCAGCTCCCGCGTCCAGGGCCGGGCCGGCCTGGTGCGGGGCTGCCCCTCGCTGTCATTGGCCTTGTAGACGGCGCCGTCGTGCACCGCAGGGGCATGGGGGGCAGTCCAGCGGAATTTCGTTTCCATCACCCCCGGGCGGGGGTTGATTGCCATCTCCTGCGAGTTGCGCAGGTCGCCGATGTCCACGATGTCGCGGGGGCTTTCCCCACTCGGCCAGTCCCATTTCGGCTCGGTGATGTGCCTCGTGAGCTCCGAATCCACAAACGTGCTGAAGCGGCCCCAGGCCTCACCCACCACCTCGCGCAGAAGCTGCTGATCCATTCCCTGCTCAGCCATTGCCACGGCCTCCCGTCACCCGAAAGGTGCCGTTGATCTGCTGGCGCAGGAGCGGCATGGCCCCCACCGGCGCCCCCAGGTCTTCCTGCAGCTCGAAGCGGCCGCGGCGGCCGTTGATTACCGCCGCGGCCTTGCTGCCGCTCACAATCCGCGGATCGAGGGTGGCGGGACTCAGCAGCCGGCCGGTGCAGGGGAAAGTGGTCTCATCGACGCCCACCTGCTTCTCCCAGCGGCCGCGGTTGAGGCGCAGCGCCGCCAGGTAGTGGAGCGTCTCGGTGGCTGCCACCTGGTTGCCGGTTTCCGGATCCTCGGTGAGGGTGGCGCCGGCCACCTCGAACGCCAGGGTGGCGGTGGCGAGGTGGCCGTAGGCGCTGGCGGGCTGGGGAGTGCTCATCAGATCAGACCATGAAGCCGCAGGTGAGCGGTAGGCAGGCCTGCAGCTCGGCAAACTGCTGGCCGTAGTGGGTGGCCTCCAGGCCGCTGCCGGCGGAAGGCGGCGCCTGGCCCACCTGGGCGCCCACCTCCCGCACCCGGCAGGCGATCAGATGGGCGGCAAACAGGCCCACCCCATCACCATGCAGGTCTCCCCACACCGCTTCGCTGCAGCGCCGGCCGGCGGTGGCCAGCGCCGCCTCCAGCTGGCCGTGCGTGTGCACCTCCAGCTCAGGAAAGCGGTCGAGCAACTCGGAGAGGGTGGGGATTGCCATGGTCAGGGACGGCCGTCGAGGAGCTCTTTCACGCGGGTGGCAAGCTTCTCGCGCACCACCTGCCGGTCTTCCTTGCGCAGCCACTGCTCCAGCTGCTCGGTGTTGCGGCAGCCGTAGATCAGTCGGATGGCCACCGCATTGGGCACGGCGGCCAACGACACCTCGCCGTCGGCAGTGGTGGCGCCATCGGTGAGCTCGATCTCTTGGATCAGGCCGCGGCCCATCAGCTCTTGGGTGTCGGGGCGGGCCTTGGCCTGCTCCCACAGCTTGCGGGGCACCGGGGCGTTGAGGCCCGGGTTGATCCGGAGAGTGGTGGGATTGGCGACGGGCCCGAACGCCCAGGCGATGGCGCCGCCACGGCAGCTCTGGAGACAGGCCTCGTTCAGCTCGGGGGTGAAGATCACCGCCAGCTCGCCGGCCTCCGGTTGGACGGAGACCACCAGCTCGCCGGCCTCCGGTTGGTCCTCGGCGGGCTCGGCCTGGGGCTTGCTGATGGGCTTGGTGGGGGTGGTGGTCATGGAAAACCGATGGGGAACAGGGAAATGGTGCGGGGCTGATCAGCGGGGATCAGCCGCCGTCCTGGATGTAGAGGAAGGCCAGGGGGAAATCGGGGATGAAGCCGCCAATTTTGCTCATCGAGGGCACCACGAACTTGAGGTTCTTCGGCTGAGGCGGCAGGAAGGTGAGCGGCAGGGGGATGTGGAATTTCCCCTTGGTCGGATCCTTTCGGTAGAACAGCATCCGCCGGGCGCTGAGGTTGCCGCCGCTGTTGGCCGGGTCGAGCTCGTTGATCGGCTCCACCGACGTGATGCTCGGGTTCATCTTCAGGAACAGCTCCAGCACCGTGGTGTTGTCGGTCGAGGAACGGCAGGTAGTGGAGACGATGCGGTGATCCGATTCACCCATCAGCACGGCATTGGGCTGCTCAATCTGCTTGGAGTTGACCCGCATTTGGGTGACGCCGAAGTTCAGCAGATCGAGCATCTGCTGGGGGGTGGTGTTGGGGTCGTTGAACCAGGCGTCGCTGTTGTTGCCCGTCACCACCACACGATCGATGGCCGGGTGGTTGAGCATGCCCCGCAGGCCGGTGCCGGCCCGGCCAAACAGGCAGGTGGTGTTGTTGCGGCGCTCGTAGGAGTCGCGCACCGCTTCGGCCTTCTCGGTGGTGAGATTGACGCCGGCCATTTTTGCGGCCAGCAGCTCGCCCTGGGTGTAGTCGAACGAGCCGCCGAACTCGCGGATCTCGTTGACGATCTCACCCACCTTCACGCCGGAGCGGGGCAAATCGTCGGCCGCATCAGCGATCAGATCAAAGGCGCCGGTGCGATCCCACAGGGTGCGCTTGATCGACGTGGCGCCGGGGTTCACCTCGAAGCTGACCGGGCAAATCCTGGGGTAAACGATTTCGGCATAGGGTTTGCGCAGCACACCGGGAATGATGTGCTGCAGCTGGTCGGCCAGGAACGCCCCACTCTGGTAGGCGTCGTCCATTCGGTGGCTCATTGTTCGGGCTCCAGGAGGGGGCAGGGGGAAGGAAGGGGGATGGTGGGGAGGATCAGGTGTCAGCGGTGAAGGTCAGCGCGGCAGGCGCGTTGACCCGCAGCACCAGCAGGCCACCGGCAGCGGCGCCGCGTTCGATCTCCCAGGCGCCGGCAGCCAGGTTGAGGCTGTTGCCCGCCGAGGCCGTCTTGCCCCACTTGCCGGCATTGGCGCCGGACTTGAAGTAGCGCAGGGCCCCTCCGGGATCAACGGCCTCGAAGACCTCGATGTAGATCGAGCCCTCCTTGAGGATGTTCACCGCATAACCGGGATGAATGCCCTCCTGGTAAGGAGTCGCGGCATCACGGTGGCTGAGCTCCTGGACATCGGTGAGCACCGAGATGCCGAGGATCGCGCCGGCGGCGGTGGCCACCTGGGCGGAGTTGGGCAGCACGCCGGAGCCGTTGCGCACCAGCGGCACGCCAAAAGGCAGCACGCCATTGGTTTCGTTGTTGCCGCTGATGATCCGGCTGCCGCTGATGTCGGCCAGCTCGCCGATGCGGCCGATGGCCATCTGCATCGGGTAGTCGCGGCCCACACCCACCTGGGGGTTCATGCTGCCGGCGTTGTTGGTGAAGGTCTGGGCCATGGAAGGAATGCGGAGGGGCGGGGGGAGGGGGAAGGGCTAGGGGGGAATCAGCTGGCGGGGTCCTGCCAGGCGTTGGCCAGCGCGTTCTGGTGCTCCGCCGCGGCCGCTGCGATGCCATCGGCGCCGTCGGTGCGGGGGCCGGTGGTGATGCCCTGCAACTGGCGGGCCAGCATCTGGGCGGCATCGGCCTGGTAGGGCACCTGTTCGGCAGCCTCGTAGGCGGCATCGAAGCGGGCGGCGATGTACTCGTCGCTGCGGTTCTCGATGCCATCGATGCGCACCTCAGCAGCCTCGAGGGCGAGCACCTGCACCTCGCGGTTGCTGAGGCCGTCGTGCCGCTCGCGCTGGCCGCCCATGATCAGGCTGGCCTTCTCGAGCACGTCGACGCGCTCGGCCACCAGCTGCTGAATCAGCTCCGGATCAGGCTGAGGGGCGGAATCAGCCCGCTCGGCCACCAGGGCCTCCAGCTCGCTCAGCTGCTCGGCCAGGCTGTCGAAGCGCAGCTCGGCGGCGGCCAGGTCGTCAACGGTGGCCTTGTAGACCTCCCACGGCACGCTGCGGCCGGGGGTGGCGGAATCGCCGCGGGCCTTGTTGCGCTTGGCCATGCCGTAGCCGTCTTCCTTCTCTTCGGGGTCCATCTCGCCCTCGCCTTCCATTTCTTCGGGGTCCATCTCTTCCTCGGCGTTTGCCTTGGACTTGGCGGAACTCTTCATGTCGGCACGGTCGGTGGGTTGAGCGGGAGCGGGCATGGGGGTGGCCTCAGGAAGGGAAGGGAGGAGATCGGCGGAAACAGCGACGATCGGCGGGTCGTCGGCATCGGCGGAGTCGAAGTGCAGGCACACTTCGGAGCCCGCGCGGGCCTTGCGGGTGACGGCGAGATGGTTCCCGCTGATGTTCCGCTGCACGCCGTCGTACCGGGTGCCATCGGGGGCTGTGCCCGGCGTGGGGTCGTACTCGCAGCGGTAGCCCACGGAGAGCTCAACCGCATCGCGACGCTTGACGGCCTCGATTGCTTCTCGATCCGTCAGGGTGACGGTGCCATGCACAAAGCCGTCGGTGAACTCCACCTGGGTGCCGCTGTGGCCCCGGGTGTGTTGCCGCACGGTGTCGGGCGTGAGCAGCTGGGGCGGATGCTCCAGCGTCACCGGCAGGCCGCCCATCGACAGAAGAGAATCCGGACGGGACACCTCTTCCGGCGGGCGATATTCGACCCGTTTCGACCCATCCGGGTTGGTGTAGGTCTGGCAGCCGCTGCGGGAGAACGTCCCACGCACGCGCACGTAGCCCTCTGGAGTTTCCAGAAAGCTGGCGGGTAGGTTGGAGCGATCGAAGCGGAATTGCACCGGCAGATAGCAGGAGCTGCCAGCAAGATGGGGCCGCCGGATCTACCTTGCGCCTGTTGATGCCATAAACGCACCGTGCCCACTCTCCTGCCAGACGCAATGGTGCGGCGCCTGTTGGGTGCACGTTTGGGCGTGATTATGCAGCAGCGGGGCGTCAGCCAGCAGCAGCTGGCGCAGCACCTGGAGGTGCACCGCAGCGCCGTGAGCCGCTGGTGCTCCGGCGAGCGGGATCCCAACCCAGGCCAGCTGCGATCGATCTGCCTGCTGCTGGCGATCGATCCGGCCCTGCTGCTGGGGCTCTGATCAGCGCTTGGCCGGGGGCTGGCCCTGGCGAGCAGTGGCCAAAGGGGGTGTCTGCTGGAGGCGCAGCATCACCGTGGTCTCCACGGCCACGTTGGCCCAGTCGATGGGCTCGCCATCGGCCCGGGGGGCCTCGGGGATAGAGCTGGGGGTCTGGGGGGTGCTCATCGGGCCAGGGTGGTGCATTGCATCCGGAGGGCATCGATCCGGACCTCCAGGATGTTGGCAGCGGCATCACGGCGCCGGCTGCCACCAAGGCGTTGCCGCGGCCCGACGGCCAGGCCGGCGGCTTCCTTTCCCCGTACCGGAGCAATGCCCCGCTGGGCGCGGCACTCCTTCGGCAGAGAGATGCAGGCGTTCCCGCAGCTGTAGCCCGTGCGGCACTGCCGCTTGAGAGCGTCGATTCGCTCCTGCAGGCTGTCGGCCCGGGGCCGCTTGCGCAGACCCAGGGCCTCCAGCTCCTGCTCTACAGCGGCAAACACGTCCCGCTCCAGCTCCTGCCGCACCTTCGTTTCAGATTCGC